TTAGGGTGCGCTTATTTGAGCTGGGACCAATTTGGGACCAATCTGGAGCTTTTCCATTTCGCTCCAGTCCGAGCTTGAGTTGATCCAACGCGCATAAGTCGAGAGCAGCATCTGCACACTATGGCCGAGCTGCTGGGAGATGAAGGCGGGGTTCATGCCAGACATAATGCATATTGTCGCATAGGTGTGACGACAGTTGTATGGCGGCCGACGACGGATATTCAGAGCTTTCAAAGTCGGAATCCACTGCTTGTGCAGGTCAGATGTCTGTTTCACGTACTCCGAGTTCTTTGACGGCGGGAAAATGAAGGGCGTTTCCAGCACTTTCCCTTTGCCTTTTTTCCGACGCTCCGCGTACTCCCTGGCAAATTGCAGGGCGTGCATGGCCCGGTCATTCAACAAAACGAATCGGTCTCCGCCGGTTTTCGTGCGCTCCACCACTTCCCCCAAGGCGATCCCGCGACATACGTGGACCGTCCTCTTCTCTTCGTCAACCGCATCCCAGCGCATCGCCAGGGCTTCGGATAGGCGCATCCCCGTAAAAAAAACAAACTCGAAAAATGCCGCATAGATCGTACTGGGCCAGTGACTGTGCTCGTACATTTTGGCGATGATCTGGTTTGCCTCGTCCAGGGTGAACGGGTCGATTTCCTTCTTAATACGCTTGGGCAGCTCCAGGATTGCCGCCGGGTTCTTTGGGATCAACTCCTCAGACACAGCGGAGTTCAGTATTGTCGACAGCTTCGAGATCGCGTTGCGCTTCACCCCTGGCGACTTCCACTCCTTGGAAGCCATAACCCGGCGGAGCAGCGTGGTGGTGATCAGGTCGATCCGCACCAGGGCCAGCCCAGGCATCCAGTACCTGTTTAGCGCTCCCTTGTAATTCCCCTTCGTGCCGGCCACTACCTCGCGGCTATCCAGCCAGAGCTGAGCGTACTCGCCGAAGTTGATCTTCCCGCCTGCGACGTTGCTGGAACTGGGGAATAGCTCGGCGTACTTGTCGTCGTCGAGCAACCCCAGCTTGATCAGCCCCTTTACCTGATCAACAACCTGTGAGGCTGATTTGATTCCTTTCTGTGTCGCGGGATAGGGGAGCGTTTCACTGCGCCGGCTGCCGTTCCACATAAATCGGATGCGGATCGATCCGTGGTGGAGGTCCATTCCTGCGGGCAGACCCACTGACTTTCGAGCCATTCGTAATATCTCCTGATGCTGTAGATGATCCTGCTGCCATGCTTATTCCAGACGCCAAGAGGTATCTGGTTCCTGGCGCGCTTTGAGCGCAGCGCCGCAATGGTGGTGCCGAGGATTTCGGCCATTTGCGCCTCGGGAACCTTGTCCCCGGTGACGCCATCGTTGAGTTGTTCTGCCGCTGACATATCTACCTCCCGCCGGCCGCCGTGGGCCGAGCTGTCTTGATGATGTGGATGACCATGCCGAAAGTGATCAGCAGCCAGATGCAGGTGCATGCAAAGGCGCCGAGGATATTTGCCGATTCGCCATCCATGAGCAGGCAGGGGCCGATCCAAAAGAACCAGCAGGCAGTGGCTGACACGTAGAGCAGAACGCCCAGCATCAGCAGGGTGACTTTTATTGCGTACATGTGTTGTCCTTGCCGCGCTGGACGGCAGTAGGTGGGTTAGGAGGGGAGCAGGCCTTTGGCCTTCGCTTCCGCCAGGCACTGCGCTCGGAACTGCCGAGCGGACTCCGTGGCCTGCTGCTTTGTGGATGCCTTCCAGGTCGGACCGATTTGCACAAACTTCCCGCGCAGCTTTCCGCACCAGTGATTGACGAAATTGCCGTTTTCGATCTGGCTGATGATTCCCGCGGTGGCTTTCGGCGCTGTCGCGTAATCGACCAGTTTTTGTTCGTACGTTAATTCGGGCATGGGAATACCTCGCCCGCCGCTCACCGGCGGGTACATAGGGGAATGGAGTGCTGGCTATCTGCCCGGATTCACGGGGCTTTCGTTGAGGTGTACAAGTTTGTTGATTCGTTTAGTCTTCCGGAGGGCTCGTGTCACACAACCTCGATGCTCCGATTGCTCACGCATATCGGGGTCACACACTGTTCCTCAAGTTCGAATGGAAGCGACCTAACGACGGTGCACCTACCGTCGTGAGGATCATTGAGGCCGGGACAATTGATGGCCTTGGGCAGGTTGCTGCGGAGCTTTCTGGGCCGTGGGCTGACTACCCGGCAGCGCTGGGTGAAGCGATGGCGGCCGCAGAGCGTTGGGTAGACAGCCAACTACCCTAATGCCGCTCACCGGCAGGCATGTAGGGGGATTGGGGTTAGGCTGCTGGGTGTTGCACTGTGTCGCGGAAGACGTCCATCTGCGCCGCGCCGTCGAGCCAAGCGGACGCGATCCGGCGTTCAGCCATTGCGGCATATTCCGGGTTCAGTTCGCACAGGATCGATTTGCGCCCTTCCTGCATGGCGACCACCGCCGTAGTGCCGGCACCGCCGAAAGGGTCAAGCACGATGCCGCCGAGTGGCGCGCCGGCCAGGATGCAAGGTCTGATCAGGTCCGGAGGGAAGGTTGCGAAGTGCGCACCCTTGAAGCCTTGCGTAGGCACCGTCCACACGCTGCGCTTGTTACGAGTGTCCAAGGGCCAGGCACTTTCCTCTCGATCTGGCCGGTGTGTTCCCAGTGACTGCCCAGGGATAGGTTGCTCTCGCTTTGAATCATCGCGCTTGAAACTATCCCGCTTACTGCGCACCGCTTTCATTGGGCCGTTTGACTTTCCGGGCACTCGATCACTGCCGCGCTGTTGCTCGAGATCCTGAGCCATTCGTATGATCGAACTCTGCGCTACAGGCTCCTTGATCGCATCCTGGTCATAGTAATAGCGTGGTGACTTGCTCAATAGAAACAGGTACTCGTGCGACTTTGTGCACCGGTCCCTGGTGGACTCAGGCATGGGATTCGGCTTGTTCCAGATAATGTCTTGGCGCAGATACCAGCCGTCATCCTGTAGGGCGAAAGCAAGGCGCCACGGCATGCCCATTAGGTTTTTATCCGACAGTCCGGTTCTGGTGCGCGTCCGGCCGATGCTTCCATCACCATGCAGGGCTTTGACGTGCATTCCTCCTGTCGAACCTCCCCACTTACTGTCGGATGCGTAGCTGTCGCCCATGTTCACCCAGATCGTTCCGTCATCGCGCAGCACCCGGCGCACCTCGCGGAAAACCTCAACCAGCCGGGCGATAAACTCCGCCGGCGTTTCCTCCAGGCCGATCTGGCCGTCGACGCCGTAATCCCGTAGCCCATAGTAGGGCGGGCTGGTGACGCACATCTGAACCGACTTGTCTGGCAGCGTCCGCATCGACTCAATGCAGTCGCCGATCAAAACGCGATGCTGTTTCATGGCCTTGGCCCCTTGTAGATGAACACGTAGGCGAACCAGAGGGTGGCGATCATGGCGTCACCTCGCGGCGCGCCCACCAGCAGACAGGACCGTCGTCGGTGTCGTGAATGGCCAGGCAAAACCAGCCTTCGCCATCAGGCCGATCTGGCTCCCAGTAGCTGCAGTCCGGGTCGCCTGCTTCGAAATAGCGCTCAGAGACCGCTTCGTCGCTGTGGTATTCGAGGCTCACCATCTTCACCTGCAAGCCCTGAGTAGCGATCCAGGCCTTGCACTTATCACCGTCGCCCTCGTCGAAGTCGGGCATATCGGGGTGAGCGAACATGCCGTATTCATCGCGCACGACCGGGGCTGGCTGGATCAATTTGATTTCTTCAGGCATGACTTCGTCCTTGCCGCTATAGCGGCTGACTTTGAAGGGGGAGGGGTTACAGGTTTTGCGGGAGGAGTACGGATGTACTCCTGTCAGGCTCAGACGCCGGGGTGACCCTTGAAGGCGAGCCAAATGTAGTGCCGGCCTTTGGCGGTGACCTTGATCTTGCTGGTCTGCTTGTTCCAGCTGATCAAGCGCAGCTCATCGAGGATCGTTGTAAGCGTGTGGCCCTGGTGCCAGCCGGCCAGCGCCTTGATGCAACCTTGGGCCAGCAGGCCACGAAAGTCTGTATGGCCAAAGTTGGTGTGATTGAACGCGGCCTGCATCTGCTCGTCGGTCACCAAGTCGGTAATGACGCGCACGTTCGGGTCAAGGCGGTAGGATTTATGCGTCATCGCCAGCGCCCTCTGCTTGCTTGAGTGCGGCGCCGATCTTGGCGTTCATGTGCTTCAAATCACTTTCAGCGTTACCCATCCAGCCTGGCAATGGTTGGTATCTGCGCTCTGCTGCAATATCTTTGGCGAGAACCACATGAGTCTCCTTTGATTCACGCAACAACCCCTCAAGCACATCGGTCCGCTCATCCGCTGCGGTCAGGCGCTGTTGCGGGGCGTCACGCTCGGCGACAACGCGGTCATAGGCCCAGTCCTTCACTACACAGGTATCGTCCTGGTGCCAGCCTTCCTGAACCAACCTGTTTGGGTCGATCCAATATCGCTCGACTTCGCTCATACAGCCTCCCTCGTTACCAGATCATGGGCATTCACAACCGTCATGCCGAGGCGTTCGGCTATCAGGACTTCCAGGCAGGCGCCCTTTGAATGCTCCCAGCCGGGCAGGGTGGCCACGGTGTCGCAGTCCATCAGGGCGGCAATGTCGCGGCGCATGCAGTCGTTCCAGGTGCCTCCGTCGGGGTTGAGTTCGGCGGGGTTGGTGACGGTGTGGCCGCCGGCGCGCAGGTTGGTGGTCATGGCGTGGAAGGCGGCGAAGTTGAGGTTGGGCAGGCCGGTCATGGGGCCGCTGAGGTAAATCCGTTTCACGGGGAGTCCTTGCCGGGCCATGCCCGGGCGGTGGAGTGGTGTCAATGGGGTAGGCGCGAGAGAAAGTTGCGACTTGTAGGAAGGCTTGCGAGAAGTTTCCCCGGACGATCGAACATTGCCGTCACTGGATAATTGCGTCACACCAATTGATCCGGAGCGCTAGAGCATGAAACAACTCATCGCAGATCTGATGTACCAACTACTGATCGAGCTGTTGAGCCAGATACTCATGCGTTGCGCTGAGTGGCTGGCGGCAGTGCCATGGTTATGAGTCATGCCGCCGCAGCCTGCTGCTCTACTGCGCGCCATGGATCGTTGGCCCGTGCCAGCGCTGCCATCGGCGGCGGGCTGACGCTGTTGCCACACATGTGCACCTGCTGGGTTTTGGTGAACGGCTTGCCGTCGGCGCCGTGACTGATGATGTAGTCGGCTGGGAAGCCCTGGGCCTTGTACAGTTCGGTCGGCTTCAGCATCCGCAGGCAGATGTCGACGATTACGTAGGGTGTTCCCTTGACCATTACGGTGACCATCGCCAGGCGGTCCTTGGTGGTGATCGTCGGTGCCGGTGAGTTGCAAGCGCTGATGTTCTCGGTACCGTAGTAGCTGATCAGGAAAGCGGCGACACGCAGGGCGCCGGCTTCATGCTCTGGCGACAGGGTGAGCGACACCAGTGAGCTCTTGCCGCCACCGCCGGCAGTAATGGTCGGCGCTGGTTCCTCCAGGCCCTGGCCAATGCTGCCGCCGAATGCCCGCTCCATGAATGCGCTGACTAACCCGTGGTGCTGGCCGCCGGCGCTGACTGTGTGCAGCGGGTCGTTGACGTCCCGTGCATCGCAGTTTCCGCGCAAGTGCACCAGGTTGGCCGCCACCAGCTGTTGCTGGCTGCCGGTGTTGGTCACCGTGGTCATCGGGTCTTCGATGCTCTTGGCGTCGGTGGTGTTGAAACCGCCATTCATCTGGGCCATGAACACAGTGGATATGCCCATGGCGTGAGCGGCACCGGCCGGGCGCTGATAGTTGCCGCCGCTGGTGATGGTCGGCAGTGGTTCGTCCAACGCCTTGCCCGCGTCGTTGAAGCGGAACTTCACCAGGTGCGCCGCCGCGATCGCTCGGTGGCTGCGCGTCATGAGCGTGCCGACTGGTTTATCCACAGCTACCGGCTCCCCGGCATAGACCGGGCCGCCGGCACCGACCATCACAGGGCTGATCAGCGTCAGCTCGCCGCGGTTCGCGCAGGTCACTGTCGGCAGCGGTTCAAGTGGGTCATTGATTCGGTCGCTGCCTTGGTGGGTTGCCGGGGCAATGATCGGGCTGACCACCGAGAAGGCGCCGCCCTTCGGGTAGGAGGTGACGGTGCGCAGTGGCTCGTCGGCTGACTGCACTGCCTCGCCGGACCAGTTGGCAATTGGGACAATGAATGGCGAAGCGCTGTCGATGACGAACTTCTTCATGCCCTTGGCAACGCGCCGCAGTGTGGCCGGGGCCAGGTCTTTCTTGCGACCGAAAATGCTTTTGCCCAGGTCGGTGAAGTCGATGCAGTCGGCGGCGGTCTTCCACTTCTGCTGGCCCTTCGTGGGGTTCTTGGCGTGGGTTGGCTCAGGCCACACGATTGGCTGGCCATCGCACCGTGCGATCATGAACACGCGTTCCCGACTTGTCGGTGCGCCGAAGTCGCAGGCCTTGATCACCTTCCACTCAACTTCGTAGCCCATGCCTTCCAGTAGGGCCACGAAGCGGTGCCAAGTCCGGCCGCGCTGCTTTGGATCGGGAATAAGGAACTGCTGGCCCACCGGCACGACCTCGCCAGGTGCTGCGATATTGCCGTCCAGCTTGACCACGCGGCCGGTGGCCTTGTCGCGCTTGGCGATCAGCCGACCCCACTGCAAGATCTGCTTCACATTCTCCAGGCTGATCACCCGGGGCCGCTTCATACCTGCCCACTTGAGCCCGATCCATGAAAGATTCCGGATCTCGCGCTTGCGCGGTTGACCGCCGGCGGCCTGGCTGTGGTGGGTGCAGTCCGGCGACATGTGAAACCAGCCGACGGCGCGGCCGCCGCATTCGGTGTCGGGATCACCTTCGAACACGTCGGTGGTGAAGTGCTGTGCGCCTGGGTGGTTCATGGTGTGCATGCTGATGGCTTGTGGGCTGTGGTTCTTAGCCACGCTCACCGCGCGGCCCAGGCCAATCTCCAGGCCGGTACCAGCACCACCACCACCACAGAAGAAGTCGACAACGATCTCATCGTCCTGAGGGTTGAAGCCGAGTCCGTATTGGGTTTTGAAATCGAAGGGGTGTTTCTTCTGTTGTGCGGACATAGGGGATCCTCGCCGGGTATATTTACCGGATAAACGTCAAGGTGGGAGTTAAGGATGCTTAACGATTACGGAAAGAGCCTGTTTGAACCGCTGCTATCGGTTCCGAACATAGCTCTTGGTTTGTCGGTACTTTTTGTCGCAGTTTTAGTGATTGCTCAAGTTGACCTGAACAGTAGTGAGTGGGCCAGTTGGGTGCAGGCGGTTGGCTCAATCGCGGCGATTCTTTCCGCAGGTTGGATCGCTGGTCGCGACACACGGGAAAGAAGGAAGTCCGAGTCTGAGGCGAAGCAAGGAGCAGCGGCTCGTGCGTATACCACTGTCGATGACACCGTCAGGCGAGTTAAAGCAGCACTGCGCTCTGCGGAGGAGGGGCTGCTAGATGAGTTAACTTATACTTACATCAACAATGATTTGGCCCAGACCTTACAGCATCTGAAAGAAGTGATTTCAAGTCCGGGAGTGGATTCCAAAATATTTGACCAGCTGTTTTCTACCAGAACATCCGTGGAAGATTTAAGCGTTGCGCTCTACTTGTTTGTTCAAGGGGCTGATCTGCGGCCTAAGTCGCTTGTTTCAGCTCGGAACGCTGTTGATCACGTACTCATAGCGCAAGAAACTCTAAAAGTCATGCAGAAGAAACTGTAGTTTTGGCTCTTTCGATGTTGAATACACTCGACTAATCGCCGCAGAAGCAGTCGATGTCTTCGGAATAGCCAAATGCATCCATCTGGCCTTTGTAGTTTTCGGCGTACCAAGCCAAGTGGGAGTACTTCGGGCGATCCATACGGAAAACCTGGTTGAATTTTTCTTCTGCACCGGACCAGAAGAGCACACGCTCGGGCTCAGCCTGGATTGCCTTAAATAGCTTGTCCTCACCTTTCTTCCAGCACAGGTCGCAGTTACCTAGGTCGGAATCTATTCCCAGATCGAAGTCCTGCGACATCCAGAAGGCGGCCACGTCCTCCTTGGTGATGCCCGCGGTATAGGAGGGGCAGACGTTGTCCCAACGCGTGCCGCCTTTGGCGTTGGCAGCCATCATGCGGTGATACCGGCCTGGCTCGTCCTTGCGTATGCCTATCACGCAATCCCACTCGTCGTAACCAAGCGATCGCATGTGCTTCTCACCGATTTTTATCTTCAGGTATGCGGTGCACATATTGTTGGAGAAGTTCGGCAGCACAGGCGGCAGGCCCTTAACCTGTTTGCGATACTCGGCGTAGTAGTCGAGCATCATCATGAATGGCTCGCCGTTGCGGCTGGCCGTATCGAAATTCACGAGCTTGTACCAAGGTGCATCGTCAGGCTGGCCGTACACTCGGCACCACTCCATCCAGACGATGCCAACGTCCCATCGCTTGTCCATCTGATCTATAAACACCAACGTTTCTTCGCGCTCCTTGCCGGTATTCTCGAAGAAGGCGTGAACATCAGCAGGAAGCTTTCCGCCGTGGGCGTCGAGGATCTTGCGTAGCATCTGCCCGCTGGTTCGGCCTCCGCTGACGCCGATCTGGGCGGGACCGGTTATCAAATATGGATTCATAATTTCTCCAGACAGCCGTTTGCCTCGCCGGCTGGCGTGATTCGTTGATATGGGGTATTACGGGTGACCGGCATGGAGCCGGATCAAGGAGAAACGTGATGAGCCACAAAACTGGAATTGTTTTTACCGTTAAGGAATCAGCGGACGGTGTGCCGTATCTGCATATGGAGTTCCATGACAATATTCCTGGACTTCAAGAGGATCCGCCGGCTTTTGATTTGAAGCCTGGTACTGACTTGGCTCAAGCGAAAGAGATCGCGAAATACTTGAACGAGAACCTTGTGGCTTACCGGCCATTTCCAAACCGGCCAACGCATGGCTTCCAGACCTTTGTCAGATGATTGAACAGTATCAAGCGCGGCGCACCTTGAAATGCAACGTCGCCTTGATGCTGTGGCAGTAGTCCTGAAGCCGCTCGTAGGCCTTGTATCTGGCCTGACTTCGAGTGGCTGCCCACACCCTGACCAGATCTTCGCGGGCTTCACGGCTCCAGTCGAGATCGTTCCAGTCGTGCTTGAACGGCAGGACCAACCACTCTTTGAGTGGTAACGTCTCGGTCATTTCGCCGTACTGCATTTCGTGGGTAGGGTGGTAGTTGCTGATCCGCTTCTTCGGGTCTTCGTCCAGCACCACGCCGATGTAGTGGCCGCGATCGGCCAGGATCACACCGGGCTTCCCGTATGCTATGACGCGGCGGCCGACTTCGGCGGGCACCTGATAGTGCTGCCGGACGTATGCGCAGTTGTGGCTCATGGATTATCTCCAGTCAGGCGCCGCCCTCCGGTTACCGGTGGTGGCAATTTGGTTTGAGATGGTGTTTTATGCCGCACTCACAAACTAAGCATTGGAGGCTTTATGGTGGTTTTTTCGAGGGCGGCGCAGTGCTTTGCAGGTGCAGAGGAAACGCTTGCTGCATGGAATGAGATAGGTAAAGACAGAGCTGTCGAGGCTGCTTTAATCGAATGCAGTGAAGGCCTGTCGAGTATTCCGCGTGATCGGCTCAGTGAGCCAGCGACAGGATGGGTTGCTGAACTGGATTCGTTTCTTGATTACTCGGGACTCGAGATTCCAAATGGTAAGGGCGCTATCGCGACAAAAGCTGCAACCCTTACTGCTGAGGATGTTGGGCGTATAGCTGAATTGGTGAAGAGCCTTCAGCAGTGGTTCAGCGCTGAGAACCGTAAGGGCCTATGATTTCATCGCCAGGGTCGCGCTTCAGTTCTGCCAAGCTCTGATTGCGAAACTCCCGCGCCACGTTTTCGCTAATCTCGATTTCGTGGCGCGGCGGATTCAGCAACGGCTGGCACTTCGCGGAGCCCATCGCGTGCAGGTGATGAATCATCAGCGTCATCGCCTCGCCCTGCTCAGTAATTCCCGACCACTCCATCAGGTCGGCCAGCGCCTGCCGTGTGCCTGGCCGAACCCTGAGCCTCAATTCCTCTTCGGCATTCGCCACGCGCTTCCTGGCAGTTTTGGCCGAGCGTTCCTGCGATGTTTTCGCCATGGCCTACCTCTTCTATTCCGCTGGCCGGCAGTGCGAGCCAGGTTTGTCGTTTGCGTTGCTGGGTGCGGGCTATGCGGCGCATGAAGTGCTGCCACGTTGCGCTTTGGGATAGTCGATGCCGTGGGCGGCGATGATCCGCTCGAAGGCCTTGTTGCCGATCGCCAACTTCCCGCAACACTGGCGCCGAGTGATGCCCAGCTCCAGGAAGGCGCGAATCCGCTCGGCGTACTTCGCGTCGCGGGCCTGAACCTGTTCGCTTCGAACTGCGCCGTTGGCGCCGCCCCGGGTTGGCTTCTTGAAGGTGATGCCGTACTCCTTTGCGAAGCTGTAGAGGGTGCGCCGGCTCAGGCCCAAGGCAACCGATGCTTCCGTTTGCGTGTGCGTGGCTCCCAGTTCCCGAATACGCTCGGCAAGCTCGTCGCGTTCCTGCTGGCGTATATCTTTTGAGTGCAGGGGCAGGGGAGCCGCTTCAACCCGCCGCCGAACAAATGGCTTCGGCGCCGGCGGCATCTGGTTGCTGTAGGTGATGGGTTTGGGCTTGTAGCCGATGGGCGCCGCTTCTTCGATCTGGCCGCCGCTGGCCAGGAACTGGGCGACCTGGGCCGCCAGTTCATCCGAGGCCGGGCGTAGTGCCTCGACCAGGCTGAGGTTGTTGCTGATCATGATGGCCTCACTTGATCCGTATCGAACTGTCGCCGCGCTCCAGATGAGCCCAGGTTGGTTCGGGTAGAAGTTCGTGTTCGGCGTCTTCACCGGCGGCCATCCGCTTGCGCACAGCCTCGTTGTGATCGCGGATTTCCTTGAGCTTGGAGGCGATGGCTTTTTTGTCTGGGGTGATGCTTGATTTCACAGAGGTCAACTCATCCGGCACCGCATCCTCGTTGTCAACGATCACCCGTTCGCTGCCCATGGCCAGGGTGATGGTGAACAGCGGCCGCTTGATCGACTTGATGTTGGCGGCTTCCATATTGCGGCGCAGGTAGTCGCTGATCTGCGAGACGCTGTTGGACTTGATCCGTTTAAGTTCGGCCAGGCGTTCGATCTCGTTGTCGATCGCTGTCACGTCGCTCTCGATATTCCGGCGCAGCATGACGATGTTGTCGGCCTTGATGTAGAAGTCGCCTTGAACCTCGTCCATGGCGTGCTGCAGGGCCTCTTTCAAGCCGTCGTCGTCGGTGTCGGCCATGGCCTGGAGTTCGGCGAGCTTACCGGTGAGTGCGTAGAGTTGAGTCATGCTGCGGCCTCCGTGCCTTTTTCAAGCACAGCTTTGCGCTCCTCGAATGCTCGAGTGATTCGCGCGATGAAGGTGGGTTCGTTGCGGCGAGTTGCCTCGCGGACGTATTTCACGTTCAGAAGCTTGAGTTCGTGAGTCGTGACGGCGTTGCCGATGGTTTCGACCGCTGAGGCAAGCCAGTCGACACGCTCTTGTTTTTGGCGAAGTATCTCGGCGTCCTTGTCCTCGGCTTTTTCAAGCTTGAACTCTTCGGTAATGGTGTCGACGTAAGTCGGATCGTCGAACATGCCCATGTAGATGTCGGCGGCGAACCCCAGGGGCTGCAGGCATTTACCGATGGCGTCCGTCAGCGATTTTTTCGCCGCGTCCCAGTCAGTAAGAATTTTTCCCTGCTGCAGGTAGATAAATGGCGTATGGCCGTAGTGCTGCACCGTGCATTTTTGCCCGGCGTTGCCCAGGTACCAAAGTTCGATTTTTACGGTGTGCAGCTTCGCGCAGATCATTGGAGCCTCTGGCCACTCTTTTGTGGGTGCCTGGAGCGGTGCACCCTCGTCGAATCGATCCTCAAGGACGCTCCAGCCCCAGCCCTCACCGCATGGTCCGAAAATTTCTGTTGCCTTGCGCATTAGGTAGGTTGGCCTGATCGCAGTGCCCTTAAAGCCACCTGCGCCAGTGTATTTTTTAGTAGCGTCAGGGTCGGTTGTGTTGACCTGGTCCCAAATTCTCGTGTTCTCGGACATTACTTATTCCTCCAGCCGTCAGCACGCTTGACCAGCTCCTTGAAGGAGGCCGCGGGCAGCCTGCTCATGTATTTTTTGTTGTCGCGATACCATTCTTCCAGGGCAGCTTTGGGCGTCTGGATGGCCACGACGTGGGCGACCTGCTGTTTGTATGAGGTCGAGTTGGCGACTTGCGAGTGGAATGTCCGGCTCACCACTACGGTGTTGGTCATTCCCTGCTTGACCAGGGTGTTCAGCTCTTCCTGGGATTGAACGGCAATGGCGCCCGGGTGCTTCTGCTGGAACAACCTGTAGCAGGCCTCTCTCACAAGCTCGGTGCTGCCGTACTCGACGTATTCAACGTCGGGAATTCCTGCCTCGATCTTCTCCGCTACTTCATCCAGGCGCCCGGTGTCGATCCAGGCGTTTTTGGATACCTGTTTTAAGTCCCAACCGCTGACCGTCTGGCGGTCACGCTCAAGCTGCAGGTGTTCGGGGAGGATGTCGTAGCCGTAGGTCAGGTCGGTGTCGCAAACAAACAACGTGCCGACGTATAGCTTTCCGGGCCGGGAGGGCAGGATGTGGCCGTACTTGGTGCCGATCACGTCGCTCATTGGTGGCTGCATGCGCAGGCACATGCTGCGGATTTCCGCTTCGTCATCATCGGTGAGGCCGGAGACGACGAATTCAACACCTTGATTCTGCCGGTGCGCCGGGGTCTCGTTGATGCACAGCACTTCGGCGTCGAACTGGTCGCTGTGCCGGAATTCAGGCACCCACTGCTTGTTGCCGTTCCAAACCTTCACGTCGTAACCATTCCGGGTCAGCACCAGCAGGGCGATTTTGTAGCCCTCGCCGAAGCTGCCGATTGCGTCGGAGCGGTCAGCCTTGGACGTGTTGCCCAGCACCAGCGTGCTGGCCTCCAGCCTTGCAAAGCGGCTGGTGATGAACAGCTGGCCGTCAGCGAAGGCGTATTCGAAAGGTGACTCACTATCCAGGGCATTCTGCACCAGCTCCCGGATGGCCTCTTTCAGGCCCCAGTGGCGGACGTAATCGCGGGACAGGGGAAGTTCATAGGATTTGGAACGGATGCGATCTGCAATTGCTGCGAGCATGGCGATACTCCCGCGCCATCCTTGCGGGGCGCTGTGAGGTGTTGGTTATTGAGTGATTCGATCAGCAAGGGCGCTGAGCAACATCAGAAAGGTGCAGACGGAGAGGGCAGAGAAGGAGCCGCGCCAGATGAGTAGCCGCCGGGTGCGCTGGTGGGTGGTCACGGCCGAACCCTCACCGCGATCCGCCCGCCCTTCATGGTTGCTGCAAGGCGCTTCGGCAAGGTGGCCACTGCGCGCTCACGCGGCTGGCCAATCACTTCATTGAAGGGAAGGCCAAAGCCCAGCATGATCAGCTTCGACTCAACTTCGTCGAGCTGCTCGTCGATCAGCGATTTAACCGGTGCGGTGGTCATGCAGCCTCCTTGCGGTGCCTGGTGATTTTCAGCAGGCGCTGGCAGTAGTGGTTGAATTCTTCGACGGTGATTGCGTCGCCGGTGAGCATGTTGGTGATCATCCGCACCACGACGGCTTGGGCGCCTGGTTCGCTGCTGGGATGCTCAAGCGCTTCAAGTGCCTCATCGATCAGGATGTGCGGGCTCATAGATCAGCATCCACGTCGTCTTCGCGCTCTTCCCGTTCCGCTGCTACCGCGTCTTCGGCATACGGCCTCAGCAGCGCTACGGCGATCTTCTCGACCGCTTCGATGGGCCGTTGCTGGCCCAGCAGGTCGGCAGCGTGGGACCGGGCATCACTCTGGCTGCCGAGCATTGCCGACAGCAGCAGGCGGGCAAACGAATCGCGCGGGTCCAGGCCGTCTATCTGGCGCTGGTTCAGGTGGCCTTGCAGGACAGTGCAGAACCGGTCGAACGTCACCACCTGCGGCTGGCCGTAGCGGCGCTTCCACTTGATGTCGACGCCGCACACCAGGCGCTCCGCCGAATGCTCAAGCCAGTCCGTGACCTCGCCGCTCTCGCTGACCTCTGGAGGCAACTGAGCGTCGTAACGCTCCTGGCATATCTTCAATGCTGCGTTCATGGTCGCCTCCAGGGTGGCGGGCAATTAATATTCGTAGTCGGCGTAATCAGCCAAGTCCGGGTGGTTGTGGTTCTCTTCGCCGCACACCCGGCATTCCAGGTAGCTGCAATCGAAAGTCCCGTTGATCACCTGCGGGTCGCCTGCCCAGTCGCGGACGAACTTCCATTCATGGTCGACTTCGCCGTCGACGATTTCGCATTGCCTGTCGCTCATGGCGATCTCCAGTGTTTGGGGTTAGGCGGTGGCTTTGGCGATTGCGGCGAGCATGTCATTTCTGGCTTGGTGCAAAGCCTGCATTTCGCCCTCATGCTCTTCGCTTGTTATGGCCGGTAACCAGATGTCGCTGATGCGCTCGAAGGCTTGCAGGACTGCCATAAGCTCAGGTGCAGCGGCGATCAGATTGGCGTTGGCCTGCCCTTCGGAATCGATGATTCGCACGTCCGCCACTTTGCGTTCGCTACCAGCAAGGCTCCTGATCACGCTTCCAAACTTGGCCCATGGTCCAGGTGTGTGTTTGGTTTCCATGACTCTCTCCATTCGTTGGTTCACCTGTATTCGTCAACACTCATGCCTCCCGCTCGTTGCCGATGGGCGCGGGGGAGGAGTGCTGACGGGTAGAGGCGGGGAAGGGAGGACAGGTCATCCAACTTCTTTGAAGCGGCGCTTTTATTGCTGGGCAGTTGAGTAAACTGATAGGCTAAAAATAGCAATGTGCGAGAATCGCACCGCCAAATAGCGAGACCTTTGAATGTTCAGATTTTTTCTAACCACTATTTTTGCCTTTGTTTTTCTCGGCGTAATCTCTGGTTGCTCTTCCACTGCCGAACAAAAAAAAACACTGAGCGCCGGGCTCGTGGCGCATTTGAATAAATTCAAGAATTACCCGATCGCCTCGCAATTGGCCGGGATTGAAGGGACAAACCAACTGCGCTTTACGATAGATGGCGACGGAAATGTCGTTTCTTATGAGCTGGTACAAAGTTCAGGCAATGTGGACTTGGACGCGGCCACTCTAGAATTAATCCGTCGAGCCCAGCCACTGCCAAAACCACCAGCCGATTTAATGAAAGACGGCCCAATTACGATCACTGCCCCTCTTATCTACTCCCTAGACGGGAATATCTAAGCAGGACTTGCAATCCGCCGCCGTCATTCGATGACCGTCGTCGCATTCAACGACGTGAACGCCGCTGGTGTATCCACGCTCAGTGTTGAGCCTGTTTGCCTCGTGGATACAGGCGGCCAGACTGTCATCGGCAAATACCTGTAGTTCGCCGCGCTGGGTGATGTGAATGACTTTGTTCATGGTCATGCTCCGGTTGTTTCCCAGATGCCCACCGCTCTGGATGGGCGTCAGTGAAAAGGTCCGTCAGCCTTCGCAGCCCATTTGGTAGCGGCCGCCACATTCAGCGCTGCAAAAATCCATCGTTCGAGTTCGAGCGCAAGGGCCATTGGTATATGGGTCACGGCTACGATCATGAATCTCGCGCTTAACCACCTTTTCGGCGGGCTTGCCGCAGTAGGTGCACTTCGTGGTTGTTTCGGTCATTGCTGATGCTCCCGGTTGATTTCCCGTCAGGCCCTCTTGCGAAGGCCTGTCGGTGAAATCCCAGGCCCGCTACTGGCGACGGCCTGGGTGTGTTGCGTCATCGGTGTTGGCCAGTTACCCGCCGCTGATTGCAGGGCTGGCCGCTCGTCTTCGTGGTTGGGCTTCGAGCTTCCTACTCACAGCGTCAAACAGCATCTGTTCGCCGTGGATCACAGGTCCTTACAACATGCACGCTACAGCTCTGAGTGCCCTGATTGAGTGGGGCAGGGTGCATGAGGTCCGGCGGTCTCAGCCGAAGCTATCGGGACCGCTAATTCTGTTCAGTTGAGTCTCCCTTCTACCGCTGGGATTCGCGGGGCGCATTGCTTGCCAGGTCATTCGCACGGTTCGAGCGTTTCGCTCTCGATCAGCCGCACAGGGTGTTCCTGTCGTGGGCGGGCTATCTGACCCGTCTGATCGCCGGTCGCCGGTAGAGGCAATGCGGTCTGTTGGTGTTTCTGTATTGCGCTGACTGTTAAAGAGCGGCGCAGCTTTCGCTGCTGACGATTCGCTGTGGCGTCTCGATGCACATAAATATAGGCAATCCCATATTTATCGTCAATGGGTATTCCCATATATTTTATCGGGGGCGAAAAAAAGCCCGCTCACTGGCGGGCTAATTTAGGAATCGCAGTACTCGCGCCAACCGATCCTGACGGCGCCGTCATCCAAATGCTCGATGCTGATGCCGGCAGTGTCACCGATATCCTGGATGACCTGGCGCCAGGCTTCAGGGCTTTCATCGTCGCGCCTGGATACCTCCACCAACTGAATCCTTTGGACCCGGGGAGAGGCGATCAAGCTTTGCAGGCGGTGGCCCACAAGCTCGTAGGAATTTCTCGGTTTGGGTGTGGGGGAGGGTGCTTGGTTCATGCTTCGCTCCTTGCGAATACTGTATGTATACACAGTATTGATCCTGACATATCTTGGCAAGAGGACGACAGGAAGTTTCATGCATAAATGCATATTTTATGGTGAATGCATTCTGGTAGGCATGAAAAAGCCCGCACTTGGCGGGCATGGCCGGCATTGTTTTCGGTTAGGTATGGCGGGGCACCCAATAGATGTGGCAATGAATCTCATGATTGTCGTAAAGCTTAACCGAAACAGTTTTAGCGGATTTTTCGCTTTCAAAGGGGCCGGTGATGATTGTGTTCCCATCTACCGCCAGAACGGGTATTGCCAGGTCTTCAAGCACGCCTTCAATCCGTCCTAAGTCCCCCGGATGGGCTGTTATACGAACCGTCCAGCCTTGGAAAGCGGACTTAAGAGCCTGCTCAGTAAAGGGCGGATATTTGCCACTCACCGAATCCCTGTAGACGATCTCGCTGAAAAGCCTGTGGCCGTCGCGCATCGTGATCAGGGCTCGCTCGGCTTCTTCCTTTGTTTCAAATGGGCCGGCACCCACAGCTAGGCCAATCATAGGAACAACCGGGAGCCCGGTGCTGGCGATCGCTTCGATTGTTCGGCGCTGTTCTTCTTCGTCACGGCAGGCAGTTGATGCAACCCATCCGTTTTTCAGTTTTGGGGCGCGCGCTGGTTCAATCTCTGCCCCGCAATGCTCGCACTTCACGGCAGCTTTTCTGATTGTCTCGGCGCAGAGCGGGCAGTCGCGCAGGTCGCTAGACTGCACGTCCTCGGCCCCCCCTGACACCTCGATCCAGCCCTTACGAAGATATGAGTTCGTCAGAATGCCGTTGATGCCAATCGCATACCCGAGACTGACCACGGGGGAAACGATGAGCAGCCCAGGGCCGCCGGTTAGAAAAGAGAAGCCTCCAACCAACAACAGCCAGATAAAAAAGTGACCCCACAGCTCTTTATAGGCAAGGTAGAAAGCCCCGAAGACAATAACCGCGAGACACGACATCCCGCCAACACTTTCAGTGTTACCGTTTGCCGGATTCCTGAATTCTCGTTTCATTGAATCCCTTTTTCATTTTCCTACGTGAACGTCAAACGAAGTCGCACATCAAGAGGGTGTTGGCCTACCCAGTTTCTCGACCATCGTGACATCTCATAAATACTGATAACTATTGTGCGCGGAGACGCTTCATTGACCATCTCACGGTTTCTTGAGGGGTAGGTGTGCCATCAGCCCAAATAGAACTTCTCTTTATCTCCATTTCAAGATTGTCCTTTTTGAAGCTTCCTGCAAACTCATAAGTGGCTGTGTACTGAGGAACACCTTCGCTGTTCGTGGCAATAAAACGCTTAAGGCCTTGCAATCTGTCGCCTTGGAGTTTGTATTGGACGGGAGTGTCAACGCCTGGATGGTCGTGGGTGTAGTAGGCCCACCGCCTCATCACTACTTCCTGTGACTCTTTAGTACGCCAATATATGAAGTTACTATCGTCTTTGAAATAAACATAAACATGAAATTGAGAGTCGGGGACTTCGTTCTCTGCATACCACAGCCTGTCCGCTACAGGAAAAACGGGAACTCTGGCGCACCCTGAGAGAAGCAGGCCCACAAAGAAGGAGAGAATTATTTTTTTCATAAAGTCCATTTCCCGTTACGAGGCGGATCTCCTAAGCGTATTTAGTCCAGGCGAACATAGAAATGGTTCAGCGCTATCAGCTCAACCACAGCCACGAAAACGCAGAGCACAACGAAGCCTGGGCTGAAGACTCGCTTGCGATGAGATGAACTGCCGTCCGGCCAAATGCCAGCTTCGGTTGTGAAAACCACCATGAGTGTCAGCAGAGCATAGGTCCACACCTTGTTCCAAAAGCTCTGCTCTCGCCATGAGGTCGATGGCTTTCCAAGGGCGGATGGCATCAGTAAAACTTCTGCAGCGCCTGCACAACCACGCCCACGATCCGACAGTTCTCGTCGACGGCCTCGATGGGGTAGCTCGGGTTCAGAGGTTTCAGGAACAGCCGTCCGCCATCGCTGACCAGCTTCTTGAATGTGGCTTCGTTGCTGTCCGGGAGCTTCGCCACGACCAGCTTACCTGGCGAAACCTCAGCCTCAGTATCCACCAGGATCAGCGTACCTTCGGTGATGCTCTGGCCGGCGGGCGCCGTCATCGAGTCACCTTTGACCGTCAGCCAGAACGCAGGGCCTTTGGAGTCGTACTCCGAAAACTCGTATGTGTCCGAGATTCCGGCCGGGTAGGGCTCCACTGCTTCCGCCCAGGCACCGGCGGCAACCCAGCTGACTACTGGGTAGCGGAATGATTTGGTGGGCTTGGCGGCAGGGGAGACGTTCGATTCACCAGAACTGGACGTCGATCCAGGCGCCAACATTGGCCCAATCTCGTCTGAGAGCCATTTAGCGCTCACCCCACATGCGTCGGCGATCTTCACGACGTGTGCGGTGGCTTTCGATTTTCCACGCTCAAGGTCAGAAATCGACGTCTGCGTGATACCGGCTTTAGCGGCCAATTCGCCCTGATTGAGCTTGGCGTGCCGGCGCGCTGCCTTTAAACGATCTTTGAATTCCATCCGGCGAGTATTACGGGTGCTCCCATATCCTTGCAAATCGGTATTCCCATAACCTAATATATGGGTATTCCCGTATGGAGGGGCAGCATGAACACTATTTATAAGGACCTCGTTGCCTTCTTCGGCACTCAGGAGGTCACGGCCGAAAAGCTCAAGGTTGATCAAAGCACCGTTTCCGGTTGGGTTCGCGAGAAGCACGGCATGTCTCCAGTGGTTGCCAAGCGAGCGGAGGCGTTGACCGGAGGTGCTTTCAAAAAAGAATCCCTTTGTCCGTCGTTTCCCTGGGCCGAGATGGCCGCCTAAGCGACATCCCTGTCCGCCGTTCCATGAAGCCAGATTAGAAGAGAGCAGTCCCCATGCAAACGTCCAGTTCCAGACACACCGTACAAACCCGTGATCAGGTGCTGGTCGCCCACGCTGCAAACCAGATCGCGCGCACCAGCCTGAGCCAGGACGACTTCGCCCAAGCGCTGAGCCGCGAGCTTCATCTGTCGTGCCCGGAGAAGGCTATCGCCAAAGAGGTGCCGGACTTCGCCGCGCTGACGCTGCAGAACGACGTCGCTGACTTTGTGAAGGCGACCGGCCGCTGGCTCAAGCGTGTTCAGCGCTGGCTGAACGGCGATCAGGAAATGCCGTCCTGGCTCGAAGAGTCGTGGGTCAACGCCCTTGAGCCTGAATACCGAGATCACTGCCTGAACGAATTGGCGAGCCGCCACGGCCTGACCGGCGCCCGCCAGATGACCAGCGACCAATGCGCGAACAAAAGCTTCGGTGCACTGATCCGCGCCCTGGGCGACGTGATCGACACCGGCAGCGAAGTTTTTGACGATCAGGTGATGTGCGAACTGGATCTGCCGCATTTGCCGGCGTTCGCCAAGCAGTGCCGCCAGGTTGAAGCGAAGGCGGGGGAGCTGGGGCGTAAGGCTGAGCAGTTGATGAAGGAAGCCCGGCCGAATTTGAAATCCATCGCCTGAATGCCAGGCACAAAAAAGCCGACGTACGAGGTCGGCTTCATCTACAGCTGTAAGCGAGAGAAATCATGCCAAACATTGTTCCGATACACAACCCTCGGGGGTTCACCCGAATGGATAACCAGATGATGGATGGCTTGATGGCCATCGATTTGTCGGCGCGCGAAATGAAGATTGTTTTGTACGTGGCAAAGGCCACCTTGAACTTCAGCACGGGCGCCCATCGCATCCCGGCGGTCGATATCGCCAAGGCAACCCACATCCACCCTGACACGGTGTCGAAGGCTATCTCCGGCCTGCTGCGCCGCCGCGTGCTGTACCGAGAGGGTGGTGCGCGCGGTGACATCGGTGTTTGCGACCCAAAAGAGTGGATCTTCGTAGTAGAGCCGAAACAGACCATATCGTCTGATTCGGCTCAAGTGGTCCGAATCGGATCAGCCGCGAAACAGACCAAAACCGACGACTCCCTTCTTTATACAAAGAAAGAACCCCTATTAACTCTTTCTTCGAAAGAGATTAATCCGCCCCAAGATCCAGCCGAACCGCCGAAGCCTGATCGCAAGGTTCCGTTCGGAATGGCCCAGTTGCTTGCCGACAACCCGCACAACGTCCCCGAGCAACTGCTGGCCGACTGGCTGACTCAACGCAAGGCCAAGCGCGCAGCAATGACCGCCACCGTCTGGTCAACCGTGAACACCGAACTGGCCAAGTGCGCCGAGGCCGGGATCACCGCAGACGACGCAATCACCGAAGCGCTGAATTCGGGATGGCAGGGTTTCAAAGCGTCCTGGGTGATCAAGCGCCTCGCTGAATCCGCACCGGCACCAGCTCAGTCACGCCACACCGGGTTTGCTGAGCGCAACTACACCGATGGCCTGATTCGGCGTGAGGACGGTTCGTATGCGATCTGAGCCTGCCCAGCAAACCCCTGAACTGCCGCCGGGCACCCGCATCCAGCCCGCCGAGTGCGAGACCCACGGCCACTACGACCAGAAGATTTTTCCGGTGCTGGGCAAGGAGTTGAAAAGCGGTTGCCCTGAGTGCGGCCGGATCATTCGCGAGAATGCCGAAGCTGCGGAACTGGCCAACAGGGCGATTGAGCTGCGCATGGCGATGGAGCGCAAGCTCGGTGCCGCGCTGATCCCCAAGCGCTTCGCCAGCAAGACCCTGGACGGCTACGTTGCCACCACCACGGAACAGCGAAAGGCGCTGAACACCTGCCGCCGGTATGCCGCTGAGTTCGCGCAGATCGCCGAGACTGGCCGCTGCCTGTTGCTGTTGGGCAAGCCCGGCACCGGCAAGACGCACCTTTCCGTGGCGATCGCCAACGAGATCATGGCCAGGTCGAGCGCAACCGCTGTGTACCGCACCATCGGTTCCGTACTGCAGGCGATCCGGGCCACCTACGACCGCACCAGCGACCAGAGTGAAAGCCAGATTCTTTCGAGCCTGATCAGCCCCTCGCTGCTCATCCTGGACGAGATCGGCGTCAGCAAGGAGAAGCCGAGCGACTTCGAGCTGACGACCCTGTTCGCAATCATCAACGGCCGCTACGAAGAGCTGCGCCCGACGGTGATCGTTTCCAACCTAGATGGGCAGTCGCTGCCAGGGGCCATCGGCGAGCGCTGCATTGACCGGCTGCGGGAGGGCGGGGTGATCGTCATTCCATTTGAGTGGGAATCACAGCGCGGTAAGGAGGGTTTCTGATGTCCGACAAGATCAGCGTCAACTGCCAGGCCAAGCTCTCTGAGGCTATCACCAAGCTGAGCGCCATGTACCGCGACAAGAAGTTCGTGGTGGTCTCCCTGCGCCCGGGCAAGGACCGCACGCTTGACCAAAATCGGTTGTGGTTCGGGATGTACAAGCGCATCGCCGAAATGACCCAGATCGGTGACGCGGCTGACGCCCGGCGCTACTGCAAGCTGCACTTCGGCGTGCAGATCCTGTTGAACGAGGATGCCGGCTTTCAGGCCGAGTGGTACCGGGTCATGCGCCATCTCCCCTACGAAACGAAGTTGGCAATGATGGGGGAGTGCCACTTGTTCGGCCCCGACGGTTTCCCGGTGACCAGCCTGTTCAATCGCGCCCAGGGCATCAATTACACCGACCGCATCGCCACCTATTTCACAGGCCAAGGTGTGGTTTTCACTGATCTACTCAGCAAGGAGGCTGCATGATCGCCAAGCAACCCAAACCGAAGAAGTGCAAGAACCCGGCATGCGGCATCAGCTTTCCGCCGCAGCGCCTGGGCCAGGCCGTATGCAGCCCGAAGTGCGGCCTGGCCATCAAGGACGTGAACCAGGCCAAAGCGCGTAAGTCGCTGGCCGATATCGGCCGCAAGGAGCTGCGGGCGGCGAAGGTGAAGATCAAAACGCGCGCCCAGCACATAAAGGAAGCCCAAACAGCTTTCAACGCATGGATTCGCGAGCGGGACGTCGGTCTGCCGTGTGTGAGCTGTGGGCGGCACCACAACGGCCAATGGCACGCCGGGCACTACCGCACCGTCGGTGGCAACCCAGAGCTTCGCTTCGAGCCGCTGAACGTGTGGCGCCAGTGCGCACCGTGCAACAACCACAAATCGGGTGACATCGTGAACTACCGGCTGGAGCTGGTGAAGCGGATCGGCGCCGACAAAGTGGATTGGCTGGAAGGGCCTCATGAGCCCCAGCGCCACACCATCGAGCAGTTGCAGGCCATCAAGGCCGACTACCGAGCCAAAACTCGTGAACTCAAGAGGGCTGCAGCATGACCTATCGCAACGTTGTTTCAGCAGTAGTTCGAGCCCTCGCGGCCGAGACCATCAGTTCCGCCGGCGGCTGCGACTTCGAGCCGAAGGTTCAGTGCGCCAAGCAGAAGGGAGAGATCGTCGGCAAGGAGGCGGCGTTTCTCCAGGACTGCTGGGTGTTCGGTCGGCTACACAAGGCGCTCAGCCCCGCGCATTGGCGGGCACTGGTGGCGAAGTACTCGACGCACCAGGAGCGCAAGCACGGCGCCATTTTGGAATTGCTCAATTCGGTGAAGACGCCGGCGCCGAAACGCTTCCGGCAATGTGCTGTGCTGACCTGGGCTATTCCGCAGGTTGCCGGCGCCGAGGGCAAGCGTTCCGCCGCCGTGCTGCCGGCCGCCTGGTACGACATCACTAACTGGGATAACGACGGCAAGCCCGAATCTACTCGTTACCGGTGGCGTTCAGGGATCCGCAAGACGCTGGATGACCAGGTGAACGAGGCGCTCACTGCTGCTCAGGAGCTGCTCGACGCAGAGGGGCTTATCGAAAGTTGCGCGGCGTAGCAAAAAGCCATTGCACTGAGTGAGAAAGTGAGAGAGTATTTACCCATCCTGTCGATCTTGCGCGTTAGGGATTGATGCTTAAGCCCGGCCAATGAGTCGGGCTTTTTTGTACGTGCTTGAAGGGACTCTGGTCATGGAAGTTTCTGCACAAAGCATCGCCGCCGAACTCATGGGGCAGGTCGAGAAGCGCCTACCGCCGCGTCCTCTACTGGGAGGTGGATTTCATCATTTTGTTATCCGAGCGTCGGTAACCGTTGAGGCAAGCCCTACGATGTCGTCCGAAGCCTTCGAAATTTTTCTGTGCAAACTTGCAGACCAGTGTGATGAGTGGTCAGTCGAAATCAGTGGCAACCTAGACGATTTGGAGATCACTTTCTCTAGGTGAGTCCATGAGTAATTGAGCTCCGATTTCAAGAACGAATCTATGCGAAAAGCCCGGAAATACGATCCGGGCTTTTTTTGTCCCTCATTTAGCTTTAAGCATTGTCGCGGCCATCGCCGGAAGGTTCGCCCGTTTTGCTAGGCCAATTTCGATGGCAATCAATCACGGACACGTCTTCTCCATGCGCGTGCATGCGCCGCAGGTAAGACACTGGTCGTACGTCGCTTGATTCAAAAGGAGACCAGGTGCAAACAGCATGGTCTCCATGCTCTTTTATCGATTCGTTGAGTAGATTGATCAATTCGCTGGCTTTCATAGGATTCCTTGCCTTATTGGGTCTGGATTGTTCGCTCCGCGTACCTCCCTCGACAATAGCACTCAACTAACAGCCCGCCACTGCGCGGGCTTTTTCTTTTTCATGCCCCACGGAGTCGAGCGCATGGAGTATCTACAGCGCCTGCTCGACAAGATCGACAGGTTTGAATTACTGATCGCGGGCCTCGTTGGGGCGGTGATCGCCAGTTGGTGGCACAAGGACGACTTGAACGACTGGCGCGCCTGGATGATCTTCCTCATCACTGGCATGGCCTGCTCGATCTACCTGACGAGCATGGTCAGCACCTACCTGGGAGTGACCGAACCGAAGATAGTCGCTGGCATCGGCTTCCTGCTGGGCGCATTCGGCGGCTCGCTCCTGGCGGCCATCAATCGAGCCATCAAATCCGCTGACCTCTGGGCGCTCATTCGCCAGCGGTTCGGGGGAGGCAACCCACCATGAATTTTGAACTGATCAACTCCATCGCCTGCGGCCTTATTGCGCTATGGGCGGCCTGGTGCGTACTGAGCGGGAAAGTGAGGGACGGCATCCTCGGGAAGCTGATCTACTCGACGATCGCCATCACCGGTTTCGTTGTGATGGTACGTAGCCAGAACATCTTTTTCGGACCGACCACCGCCGGCCTGACGTTACACGTCGCCCTAGCCCTCGCCGGCGCCCGTCACATCTTCATGGTTACGTACTGGCAGCGGGTGAAGGTCTGGCTGTGCCGGACGTTGAACTGCGAGCACTGCCTGCACTGTGACAAGGCGCCAGGTGGTATCGAGCGCCGGGGCAAATAGCTTTCCGATCTACTGGTCTGGGCGTAGCGCACGACTGCGGGAACCGCAGGCAACGTCGAGCTCGGCGTTCAGCTGATCCACCTGTTCCTGACTGATCCAGCCAGCTGTCATCAGGGATTGGTTGTAACCGACTGCGCCCAGTCTGAGCTTTGCCAGGTGCGCCTGATCTTTGGCTTCGGCCAGGTAATGGAAGTTCTTGCGCGCTAACGCCATCGCGGATGCAGCATCAGTTGGCATGACGTGGACTCGACTAGAGATGAGGCGCGCAGATTGCCGCAAGTCGTCGATCAAGGGTAGTGGATTCTGACGAATCAATAGCAGTAATCCGCGCCACGTTTTCGAATGCGCCAAATCGTGGCGCGCAAACATGAGGATTCACCATGAACGATCAAGCGATTGAACAGGAAATTCAGGCAAAGGGTTTGACTGCGCCGCGTATCACTCCGGCAGACCTGAAAGCCAACATCGTTGGCGAGTACTTCTTTACTGCTGCTGATGGTGTGCAGGCCGCCTTCCACACACAGGATGAGTTGACGCGGCTCACCGGCGCGCACGGCGAATTGGCGCTGCTGACCTTCTGCTGCTGATGGTGTGCAGGCCGCCTTCCACACACAGGATGAGTTGACGCGGCTCACCGGCGCGCACGGCGAATTGGCGCTGCTGACCTTCTGTGTTTTGGTGACGCGCAACGGCTTCACCGTCACCGGTGAGAGTGCCTGCGCTAGTCCGGAGAACTTCGACGCCGAGATGGGTCGCAAGATCGCTCGCCAAAACGCGGAACAGAAGATTTGGCCGCTGATGGGCTACGAGCTGAAGTCGCGACTCCATGGCTAACGTTACCCGCCTACGACATGTGCTTCCCATGGGGCAGGACATCAACGCTGCAGTGAGCGCTCTCGACAAGGCCATTGCCGATGCCGTGGACGCCGCCAAGGCAGCCGGACTTCCTCAAGGCCTGATCGTTGGATTGCTCCACGGCCACGCACACGCACAGACACACCAGATGGTGACGCAATGACCGCGACCATCCACGACATAGCCGACCAGCGCCCGCACCTGATGGTGGTAGCCAGTGATGCCGTCCACGTAGTCCCGCACGCCCTGGTCCAATCGGTGATCGCCGGCGACAAGCCTTCCTCGATCCTGACCGAGCCGGTGGTGAGGCGGATCATTGAAGAGTGGCTACAGAAGCTCACCGAATAAGGATTCACCATGACAACCAAGCAACCCGACTGGGAGGCAATCGAACGTGCCTACCGGGCTGGATTGCTTTCCATCCGTGAGATCGCATCAACCCAGGGCATCACCCACGGCGCCATCAATAAGCGCGCCAAGCGGGATGGATGGGAGCGAGACCTCAAGGCTAAGATCCAGGCGAAGGCCGATGCGCTGGTATCCAAACGCACGGTATCCACTGAGGTATCCACCAAACAGGCGGATACCGAAAGAGAGATCATCGAGGTTAACGCCGAGGTCATCGCCAATGTGCGGATGGCTCACCGGGGTGACATCTCTCGCGGCCGGCGGCTCACCAACAAGCTGCTGGACGAACTGGAATGCCTGACTGACAACCGGGAGTTGTTCGATCAATTGGGCGAGCTGATGCACGACCCGGATGACAGCGGCTTCGATAAGCGCAACGAACTTTATGGCAAGGTGATCAGCCTGCCGGGCCGCTCCAAGACGATGAAGGAAATGGCGGAGACGCTGAAGACTCTTATCTCGCTGGAGCGCCAGGCTTATGACCTCGACGCCAAGCCAGGCAACAGCGATGCCGATGCACTCTCGAAACTGATGGACGATCTATCGAAGGAAGCCTGAGATGAAGCCCGAGCATTTGAAGCTGCTCCGGGATAAGCGCTGGCGTTTGAACAACCTCTACTTCATCACGGACAAGCAGGGTAAGAAGGTCCGCTTCCGGATGACGGACGAGCAGATCGAATACTTCGACGGGATGCACACCCGGAATATCATCCTGAAGGCCCGACAGCTCGGCTTTACCACTGAGTGCTGCATCATCCAGCTCGACGCGGCACTGTTCGAGTCAGCCAAGTGCGCCCTGATCGCCCACACCCTGAACGACGCCAAGCGCCTGTTCCGGGAGAAGGTCAAATACGCCTACGACAACCTGCCTGCCGAGATACGGGCTGCCAACCCGGCGAGCAACGATGCTGCTGGTGAGCTGGTGTTCAGCAAGGGCGGCTCGCTCTACGTCAGCACCTCCTTCCGTGGCGGCACGCTGCGCTACCTGCACGTATCCGAATTCGGGAAGATCTGCGCCAAGTTTCCGCACAAGGCGCGTGAGATCGTCACCGGCGCCTTCGAGGCTGTCGCCACCGATTGCTTCGTCACGATTGAATCGACGGCGGAGGGCCGGGCGGGTTACTTCTTCGATTACTCGCAGAGCGCGGAACGCCAGCAATTGGCAGGTGTGCCCCTGGGCCTGCTGGACTGGAAGTTTTTCTTCTTCTCATGGTGGAAGAACAAGGCCTACTGGCTTGACCCGGCTGGCGTCGTCATCCCGCAGCGCCTGACCGACTACTTCAACGAGCTGTTCGCGAAGCACGGCATAGACACGAACCCAGGCCAGCGAGCCTGGTACGCCGCCAAGGAGAAGACACTCGGCGACGACATGAAGCGGGAATACCCGTCTCTGCCGGCTGAAGCCTTCCAGCAGTCAATCGAGGGTGCTTACTACGCCAAGCAGTTCACCAAGCTGTATGGCGCGCAGAGGATCGGCCCGCTACCGGACAACAGTCATCTGCCGGTGCACACGATATGGGATATCGGCGTCGGCGACTCTACCGCCATCTGGTTCGTTCGGATCGTCGGCGAGGAATACCACGTCATCGATTTCTACGAGAACAGCGGCGAAGGCCTTCGGCACTACATGAAGGTGCTCAAGGATCGCAAGTACACGTACGGCGATCACTGGGGCCCCCACGACATCGACAACCGCGAATTCGGTAGCGACGGCAAGACCCGGCGCGAACTGGCCCGAGAGGGCTATGAGATCGACGGGCAAAAATACAGCCTCAAGTTCAGCGTTGTTCCAAAGCTCGGCATCGACGAGGGCATTGAGCAGGTTCGGGAGATCCTTCCGGCCTGCGCCTTCGATGAGTCCAAGTGCGAACTGGGCATTTCCTGCCTGGAGAACTACCGAAAGGAGTGGGACGACAAGCGGGGCTGCTGGAAAGACAAACCACTTCACGACTGGTCATCGCACGGCGCGGACGCCTTCCGCTACTTCGCCGTCTCGATGGGCCGACGCAAACGCACAGGCGGAACACGCCGAATTGGAGGCTTGGCCTGATGCCAGTGCAATCGACAAACCCCGACTACGACGCGCATATCGCTGAGTGGGAGATGATGGACGACGCGCTCGAGGGTGAGTGCGCCGTAAAGCGCAACGAGCGCAACCTGCCCAAGCCGAGTGGCATGGTCGAGGCCGAGAAGATCGACGCCACCGGCAACAAGTACCTCTACGAGAACTACACCGATCGGGCTCAGTACGAGCACTGGGTGCGCGATTCGCTGCGCTCGATGATGGGCCTGGTTTCACGGCTTATCCCAGAGATCGAACTGCCCTCCGGCCTGAAGGGTTTGGAGGACGACGCCACGGCGGATGGCTTCGGCCTGAAGCAGTTGTTCTTCCGCATGGTGCGCCAGGCTATCTCGCACGGCCGGGTGCCAATGGTGGTGAACATCGATGACCGTGGCGAGCCGTATTTCTCGACCTATGCTACGCGCAACGCGATCAACTGGGACACCGCTGATCAAGGCGGCCGGCAGGACCTGGTCCTTTCGGTGTTCCGCGAGTTTCGCAAGAAGGGCGGCGATCGCTACAGTCATGACTGCGACACGGTCTTCCGTGAGTTCTTCATGCAAGGCAACGTCTGCTTCACGGCGGTGCGGAATGAAGGCGGTGAGCTGGTCGAGGACGAAAAGCCGCTGGGCACAACAGGAACTGACAACCGTCTGGTTAAAGGCCTGCCGTACTTGCCGGTGATCTACTGCGGCTCGACCGATAATTCGCCGGACGTCGACGAGGTACCGCTGCTGACCATGGCGCGGGCCGCGCTGAAGTCCTACCAGTTGAGCGCTGACTACTTCACCTCGCTGCACCAGACCAGCCACCCGCAGCCGTGGGTCTCTGGTTTGGATGAGGCGGTGGAGTTGAGCGTCACCGGGCCATCGGCGGCTTGGGATCTTGGGCCTAGCGGGTCCTGTGGCTACCTGGAGTTCAAAGGCGCCGGCATCGAAGCCGTGCGCAAAGCCATGGATGACCAGAAGAACGCCGCGCTTGAGGCAGGCGCCAAGGTCATGGACGTGGCCGGCACCGAGTCGGGCGAGGCGCGTAAAACACGCCAGAACGACCAGCACGCGACACTGCACAGCATCGTTATCACGGTGGCCGAGGCGGTGGAGCAGGGCCTGCGATACGCCGCCGAGTGGAAGGGCTACGACCCCAAGCAGGTCAAGTTCAAGGTGAACCCTGAGTTCGTCACCCCGGTGGTCGACGCCCAGGTGCTCGCCGAACTTCTCAAGGGCGTGATGGCTGGAACTGTCAGCGCCGACACTTATTGGCAGTACCTCACCACCGGCAAGCTGCCGGACCGCCCATACGAAGAAGAGGCCGACCTGATCAGCGATGAGCGCGAGTCGGCCGGCATCAACCTGGACAACGACGATGCCAACGACAAGCCTGGCGCAGGCGGACAGCCAACTGCTGGAGCAGACCACCCGCCACTCGGTAATGCTGGAGCGACTTAAGGCCGGCGAGGTCAAGAAGTTCGAGAAGTACCTGCGCCAGATCGACAAACTGGTGCGGGAGCAACTCACCCGCAAGGAGCTGACCACCTACAGCCGGGACCGCCTTGAGCAATTCCTGTCCCGGGTGGACGGCAAGCTGCTGGAGATTTACAAAGCCTACGGCGACCTAGTGCAGGCAGATCTGGTCGATATCGCGCTGTACGAGTCGACCTTCGAGGCCAAAAGCCTGAGCAATGCACTGTCCATCGACGCGGTGGTGCCGACCAACACGGTCATCCGTGCGGCGGTGTTCTCCTATCCGCTTCAGGTAAAGGGCATCGACGGCGGCAAGCTGCTGAAGAGCTTTGTCAGCGGCTGGACGCGGACCGAGACGATGCGTGTGACGAACACGATCCGGCTCGGCTTCGGCCAGGGCCAGACCAATGCCCAGATCATCCAGGCGATTCGCGGTACCGCGGCGCAGAACTTCACGGACGGCGTCCTGGCGGTGAGCAACCGCAATGCTGCCGCCGTGGTGCAGACGGCAATCCAGCATGTTGCCACGACGGCGCGGATGGAGACGCTGAAGGCCAACGACGACGTGGTGCTGGGCTATCGCTGGGTGTCGACGCTCGACCGCAAGACCTCGCAGCAGTGCAAGGGCCTGGATGGGATGCGTTTCGACCTGGGCAAAGGCCCGCTGCCGCCGGCGCACATCAACTGCCGGTCAACTACGGTGCCGACCACCAGGCTTTCGGAGATGTTCGCCAAGGACGCCACGCGCGCCTCGGTGGGCGATAATGGCGGGGCCCAGGTCGACGCCGGCCTGAACTATTACGAGTGGCTGGCAACGCAGCCGGCGAGCTTCCAGGATCATGCCCTCGGGCCGGTCCGGGGTAAGTTGTTCCGTGATGGTGGCCTGACGCCGGAGAAGTTCGCCAAGTTGCAGCTCGACAAGTCGTTCAAGCCGCTGACGCTTGCGCAGTTGAAGGATACCGAGCCCGACATGTTCACCCGAGCAGGCGTTACACTCGGCACTCAACCAGGTTGAGATAGCACATGCAGATCATCGTTGAGGATGGGAACGGCAGGCCAGACGCGAATAGCTTCGTGCCGCTGGAGAAGCTTACGTTCTACCGCGACTACTACGGGTTCCGGATACCTGAGGCTGAGGCTGAGCAGGTTGAACTGCTGCTGCGCGCTGCGGCCGACATCAACGGTCGCCAGTGGAAAGGGCGCAAGGCCAAGCCTGAACAGGCAATGGCCTGGCCTCGGCGCGACTGCAAGATCGAATACCAGACGCTATCCGAGACTTTCGTGCCCTTTGAGCTTGAGTGGGGACAGGTACGGCTGGCGGTCGAGATGTACGCCGCCGAGCAGGGCCTCCGGATCGAAGAGCCGACCCACTGCACTGAGCCGAATGGACGGCGCACGCGCCTAAACCGCGATACGCCTGGGCTGCGCATGCGGCCACCGCCATACGCGCCGAGCAGGACGCAGTTCGCCGATTACCTGGTCATGCGCGGGCTCTCGATAGTCCGATAAAACACAGAATTCAAACCAAACCGCCCAATGGGCGGTTTTTTATTGCCTGCAAAGCGGGCCGACCAAACCCAAGGGGTGCACCAAGTGCCAGACGAAAACCAGATTGATCTTGAAGACCCGGCAGTTCAGAACGCCATTGCTGCAGCTGTCGAGGCTGCGACCCTGGGCCTCAAGAACAAAAACACTGAGCTGCTTGGCTCGCTCCGGACCACCAAAACCGAGCTGGACGGCTTCAAGTCCCAGTTTGAAGGCCTGGACATCGCAGCCGTGAAGGGCCTGCTTACCAAGGTAGGCCAGGATGAAGAGACCAAGCTGATTGCCGAGGGCAAGTTGGACGAGGTCATCACCCGCCGCACAGAGCGCCTGCGCACCGACTACGACACCAAGCTGGCCGCCGAGAAAGCCCGTGCCGACAAGGCCGAGCAGTTCGCTGCCAGGTACAGCGACAAGGTCCTAGCCGATTCCATTCGCGCTGCTGCCATCAAGGCCGGCGCGCTCCCCGAGGCTGCCGAGGACATCATCCTGCGCGCCCGGGGCACTTTCAAACTCAGTGAAGACGGTGAGGCAATTGCCACCGACCGTGACGGCGAGGTCGTTTACGGGAAGGACGGGAAAACCCCGCTGTCGCCGCTCGAATGGGCGGAATCTCTGCGTGAAACAGCAACACACCTGTGGCCAAGGGCTCAGGGTGCCGGGCAGACCGGCGACAACGGTGGCAAGGCCACGAAAAAGTGGGGTGAGTACACGGAAACCGAACGCGCTGCGATCGCCCGTGACAACCCTGAGCTCTTCAAGAAAATCCAGGCCACCAAAGGAACCTAATCCATGGCAACTACCCAACTGACCGACATCTTCGTCGGCGACTACTACGCCTCCCTGGCACCGGTTAACAGCCCGGAAAAGACCGCTGTGTACGAGTCGGGTATTGTGACCCGCTCCCCTGTGCTGGATGCGATCGCCTCCGGCAGCCAGGGCACCGCCGAGATCAGCTACTGGCAGGATCTCAACGCTGATGAAGCTCCGAACATCAGCAACGACGACCCGAACGACCAGGGTGAAGTCGGCAAAGTAACCCAGGACAGCATGCGTGCCCGGGTTCTGTACCTCAACAAAGGCTACGGCGTCACCGACCTGACCGCTGAATTGGCGAACACCGAGCCTCAGCAGCAGATCCGTAACCGTTTCGGCACCTACTGGACTCGCCAGTGGCAGCGTTACACCCTGGGCGCGGCTCGCGGCATCATCGCCTCGAACATCGCGAACAACGGCGGTGACATGGTCATCGACGCGGGCGCGACCATCAGTGCGAACGCCTTCCAGGATGCTGCGTTCACCGCCGGCGATGCCGCTGACCAGTTCGGCGCTATCGGCGTGCACTCCGTGGTGATGAACCAGATGGTCAAGCAGGACCTCATCGAGTACCTGCGTGACTCCGACGGCAAGATCATCCTGGCCACCTACCTCGGCAAGCCAGTCTTCATGGACGACGCTCTGGTGTATGGCGCTGGCAAGTACCTGTCCGTGTTCTTCGGCCAGGGCGCTTTCGGCTACGGCGAAGGCACGCCGAAGGTTCCGGTAGAGCTCGAGCGTAAGCCGGGCGGCGGTAACGGCGGCGGTGCCGAGGTGCTGTGGGAGCGGAAGACCTACATCCTCCAGCCGGCTGGCTTCAGCTGGAAGGGTTCCGAGGCTCAGAACCTCAGCCCGACCGCCACTCAATACGCCGCTGCTGCGAACTGGCAGCGCGTGTTCAGCCGCAAGCAGGTTCCGTTCGCCGCCGTCATCAGCGGTACCACCACGCCGTAATCCGGCCCCCACAACCTGGCGTCTTTATGGGCGCCGGGGTGCTTTTGAGGTGACTCATGAAAGTGATCTACACGGACAAGCCGGGCAAAGAGCGCGGCGTGTGCTACCGCCTGCTGAGCGAGTTTTTCGGCGTCATCGGCTCCGCGACCGAGGTGGTCGTTGATGGCGATGCACCGGATATCTTCGATGCTTACCTGGCCGCCGGCATCAAGGTTTCCGACGGCAAGGAGCAGGAAACCCCGGAAACCGACCCTCTTAAAATGAAGGTCCCTGAGCTGAAAGAGTGGCTGACCGCGAAGGGCATCATCTTCGACGCGACCGCCAAGAAAGAAGACCTGCAGGCCCTGGTGCCAGCGGAATAAGGACAAACACATGACCGACTTCATCACCGTTGCCGATGTTGACGCCCATCTCGGTCCTGACTGGGCCGGCACCGGTGATCCGGTCCTTGCTGTGACCATGGCCAATGCCTGGCTCACGGCCAATATTAAGCGGGCGGTTCCCGATCCGGTCCCGGCCGAGATCAAAACAGCCGGCGCCCAGGTTGCCAAAGAGGCGGCGGCGGGCAAGTTGTACACGGCCACGCAGAAGGAAGTGCAGAGCAAGACGGTCTCGGCGCAGTCCGGCACATCGGTGAGCAAGACTTACGTGGCAGGCTCTGCCGACCAGTCGGCCGGTGTTAACTTCGCCCTGGCGCTGCTGGAGCCTTGGATCAAGCGCTCCGGCGTGATGATGCTGAAGAGGATCTGACCGTGGGCATGCGCGAAGAGATCCAGGCTGAATTAGCCGAGTCGTTCGACGACCCTGATGGGCTGGCCGACGCGGTTAAGCCCGTGACGGGCGTGCGCAAGATTGCGGGCGAATATGACCCCGACCTGGGTGGCGAAACGCCGGATACCACCGTCACTTACACGGGGCGCGGTGTTCTGGGCAGCTACCTGTCCAAGGAAATCGACGGCTCCCTCATCCAGACGACCGACAAGAAGCTGCTGGTGCTGCAAAACGAGCTTTTCGTGTCGGAGGCCGGCGTTCCGACGGTGGTACCGGCTGCCCCGGCCATTGGCGATATCGTCAATGGATTGCGGGTGATGAACGTGTCTGCGGACCCCGCTGATGCAACGTGGACAGCTCAGTTGAGGAAGTGACATGGCAAGTAAAAGCGCCGGACAGTCCGGTAGCTTCGCCCTGAGCCTGGCTGAGTTCGTCGCGCAGACCAGTGAAGCCATCGACGCCAGTGTGCGCGAGATCATCATCGAAGTCGGCAGCAGCCTGATCCGCATGTCTCCCGTGGGTAACCCGGAGATTTGGGCGCAGAACGCAGCGGCGAACCAGTACAACAAGGCCGTCGACGACCACAATAGCGCGCTGCGCAGTGACCCGGAAAACCTCACGAAGGGTGGCAGGCTCAAGAAGGGCCGCAAGCTCGATGACGGCATGGACATCAAGGCGCCCGAAGGCTACGTCGGCGGCCGGTTCCGTGCGAACTGGCACATCTCGTTCGGCGTGGTCGAGAACGTCACTTTTGACGAGGTAGACCCGAGCGGAGCCGAAACTACCGCGGCGCTGGTTGCAGCAATGAGCGACTTCACCGCGGGCCAGATCGCCTACATCATCAACAATTTGCCCTACGCGATCCCGCTGGAGTTCGGCCATTCCACCCAGGCCCCCGGCGGCATGGTCCGGGTAACCGTGGCTCGCTTTCAGCAGATCGTGCTGGAGGCCATCAGGAACAACCAGGTATGAGTCACGCAATCATCGCCTCGATCTACGAGGCCAAGCTCATCGCCTGGAACGCTGCCAGGTCGGAGAAGCTGAAGATCGTGTTCGAGAACACGGCCTACACGCCGGCGGCAGGCGAGGCGTATTTGCGTGCTTTCGCAATTCCGGGCGATACCGCGAGCAACACGCTCGGCGGCGATCACCGGCTGTTCACCGGAGTGTTCCAGGTGAGCATCATCGCGCCGGCGGGCACTGGGAAGACCAAGACGAACCCTATTGCGGTCGAGCTGGTCGGCTTGTTCCCGCTATACGCCAGGGACACGAAGGGCTCGGTCACCGTGGTGACCATGTCGCCAGTCGCCCCGGGCCCTGGCATCAGCGGTGATTCCACCTACACCGTTCCAGTCTCGTTCTTGTACCGAGCCGACACCAATTGAGCGGCTCGCGCTAGAATCGCTCCATGTAAATGGGTAGGTAGGGGCGTCACCATGGATGAAGATACAAAAGCGCGATTACAGTGGCTGGATGAGTCGGCAGATGATCACGCCTGGAACAACCGCGACGAGATTATTGCCAGCGACAGGTGCATCTGCACTGCGTGCGGGGAATGGTCTACGCCGAGTCAAATTACGAAGTGGTATCTGGAAAAGCATGCCTGTTGTCCTTCCTGCGGCCTTACCGGCGTCGTCATTGGTTCCAAATCTGGGCTGCCTCTTGAGGCTTATCAAGACTGCCGTAATCCTGAATAACGGAACCGCCAAATAATTCGCCCATTGGGCAATCCCAAGAACCCGCCATTGAGCGGGTTTTTTCACATCTGCAAAGAGGAAATACCCATGGGCTACAAAATTCCGGACGGCGGCACCTTCCAGCACGGTGCAACCTATGGCCCGGACATCCCGTTTTCGGCGCTGAGCAACGCGGCTGAGGCCGTGGCCACTGTAACTGGCGGTACGCTCGCTGCTGGCGACATCGTGATTGTCACCTCTGGCTGGACTCGCCTGGGTAATCGGGTTGTGCGTGTGAAAGCTGCCACTGCCACCGCCATCACCCTCGAAGGCATCGATACCACCGACGTGCAGGTTTACCCGGCCGGCTCCGGCATCGGCTCGCTGAAGAAGGTGCTGACCTGGGTACAGATTCCGCAAATCACTGACGTGGCTTTCGCCGGCGGCACCCAGAACTATCTGGACGTGGTGTTCCTGGAAGACAAGCAGGGCCGCCAGATGCCAACCGACAAAGCGGCGGCTAGCTTGGCGCTGACCATTGCGGATGACCCGGGCCAGGCGTTCAACGCCATCCTGCGCGCAGCGGATGCCAGCCAGACGATTCAGGCTGCGCGCCTGAACCTGCCGGGGAACGACACGCTGTTCTACGGCGCCTTCACCTCCTTCTCCAATCAGCCGACTGTGTCCCGCAGCAACTTGCTGACCCGCACCGTCAACCTGGCGCTGCAGGGCGAACCGACCCGTTACCTGACTGCGGTGGCGTAACCCATGGCAAAGATCAGAATTGCCCAAAACCCGACGTTCAAGGCCTTCGTGTCGATCCCTATCGTTGGGGGTGAGCCCGAGAAAATCGAGTTCACCTTTAAGTATCGGGATCGCCCGGGGCTTGCCGCTCTGTTTGATGAGTGGAACCTGAAGCGCGATGAAGCTCGGACCGCCCTGGGCGAAAGCCCAACGCTTTCCGAAATCGTTGCTGCTGACTCTGAGCAGCAGTCGCAGCAGATCAAGGACCTGGTAGTCGGCTGGGGCTTCGACGACAAGTTCGACGACAAGAGCATTCGGGCGTTGGTGACGTCCTGCCAGGGCGCCGCTGAGGCGGTCGTGAGTGCCTACCAGAGCGCATTCAATCAGGCCCGCCTGGGAAACTGACGGACGCCGCCCGCGCACTCTACGCGCCGGCGGCGCCGGCTGAACTGATGGGCTTGTTCGGACTTGCCCCGGGCGACCTTGAAGAAGTGACCGAGGTCTGGCCCTGCAACTGGCCGGCGTTCTACCTGTTCAACAGGATGTCGACTCAGTGGCGGGCCGGCGCCGGAGGTGCGATCGGTCTCGACTACACCTGCATCCGCGACGTGGCCGGGTTCCTCGGCATCAAGAAAAAGAAACTCGCTGAAATCTTCCCTGACCTTCAGGTGCTGGAAGGCGAAGCCCTGCGCGTTATGGCGGAGGAAAGGGAAAACAGCCCGTAACCACGGGCACTTATTCAAGGTGAGTCGATGAACATTGCAGAACTCGGCGTCAAGATCGACTCGGCCGATGCAATCCAGGCGAAAACGAGTCTGGATGAAATGGCGAAGGCCGGCGGCCGGGCCGAGCAGTCCGCCGTTTCGCTGATGAACGAAATGCAGGCGCTGGAGAAATCGCTTTCCACCAGCGCCAAGACCACACAGGACCTGGCAAAGCAGCGTGACGCGCTGGCGAAGCTGACCAAGACCGGCGCCTATGGTGAGGCCGAGGCAGCGAAGATCTCGGCGCAGCTCGATAAGCAGCAGATCGCCCTGGCCAAGTCTGCGATGGATGAGCAGAAAGCGCTGAACAGCCTGCTGGGGGCAATTGACCCGGCCCGCGGCGCGCTGGCCAAGCTGGATACGCAGGTCGAGCAATTGGGCAAACACCTGGACGCCGGCCGCATCAGCCAGGACCAGTACAACACTGCCCTGAGCAAGATCGACAAGGACTACGCCAAGCTCGAAAAGACCACCACCAGCTTCGACAAGCTGCGCCTCGGCACCCGCCAGGCGCAGGAAAACGTCGTGCAGTTGGGCAATGCGCTTTCCTCGGGCGACTGGGGGAGTGGTGTGCGTGCGGTTGCGCAACTGGGCGCCGGGGCCGGGGCAGGCGCTGCTGGGCTGCTTGCCATTCTGGGGCCGCTGGCCCTGGCCACCGCAGCCGTGGGCGGCCTGGCGGTTGCCTACTACAAGGGCAGCGAAGAGCAGGACAAATACAACAAGTCGCTGATCCTCACCGGCAACTACGCGGGAGTAAGCGCTGGCCAACTGGGGGATATGGCGCGCCAGGTGAGCGCAACGGTAGGAACCACTGGCCAAGCCGCCGCCGTGCTGGCGCTGCTGGCTGACAACGGCAAGATCGCCGGGGACAGCTTCACCGGCATCACCCAGGCTGCCGTGTCGATGCAGGAAGCCACCGGCAAGGCGGTGAGCGAGACTGTCGCCGAGTTCTCCAAGCTGGCAGACGATCCGGTAAAGGCCTCTGCTGCGCTGAACGAGCAGTACCACTACCTGACGGCCTCGGTTTACTCGCAGATTGCCGCGCTGGAGCAGCAGGGCGATCACGCCGGCGCTGTGAAGCTGGCTACCGATTCGTACGCCGATGCAATCAACGAGCGCACCCCCAAGATTCTGGAAAACCTGAGCTTCTGGGAGCGGGCGTATAACGCAGTTGCCAAGGCGGCAGATGGACTGAAAAACGCCGGACGTCGGGACATTAATTCGGACATTGAGGACGCGAAGGCCGGATTGCTCGAAGCCCAGAATATGGATGGGTTGTTTCAAAATCAAAAGTCAAAGGATGCCCTGATCGAGTTCCGGCAGAACCGCCTGAATATGCTTGAGGACGAAAAGGCGGCCCAGGCCGATATCGCTAAGTGGGAAGGCGAGCAGGCGAAGGCGCAGGGCGATGCTGTTTCGTCGATGGCCAAGATCGATGCCCTGACCAAGTCGTCGTGGACGAACGAGCAAAAGCGCACTGAGGCGATCAAGGAATACAGGCGGCAACTCGACGATATCCGCAAGGTTGACCCGAAGGACTCGCGGCTCGATCAGTCAGCGATCGAAAAGAATATTTCCAATATCAACGATAAGTTCAAGGACCCGAAAACAGCCAGCACTCAGGTGGACCTGACGGGCTTCAACGATGCCAAGAACAACCTTGCAGCGATCGTTGATGAGTACAAAAACACCCAGAAGCGACTGGACGCCGCGGAGAAGGCCGGGCTCATTTCTCAGGCCGATTACGCGCTGAAGCGTGAAGCCCTGATCGGCAACCAGCGCGACGAGGTGACCGCAGCCTATGAGGCCGAGATTGCCGCGCTGGAGGCCGTCAAAGGCAAGAAGGCGACAACGGCCGCGCAAAGCATCCAGCTGGACCAGAAGATCGCTGACGCGCGCGCAGGGATGGTCAAGGCGCAGAAGGAGGCCGACAGCCAACTTGAGGTATTGGCCACCAACGAGACCGGACGCCTAGCCAAGCAGGAACGGTCAATCACCACCTACGTGCAGGCCCTGGCTCAGCAACAGCGAGCGCTGGAACTTGCCGGCCAACGCGCAGTACTTGGCGTGGGCCAGGGCGACCGCCAGAACGCACTCAACGGCGAACTGAACAGCCAGCAAGACCGGTTTGCTCAGCAGTCGCTGGAGTTGGCCAACCAGAAATCCGACCCGTCGCGCAACATGTCGGAGGAAGAGTTTAAGCGCAAATCGCAGGCGCTCGCAGACGCGAACAAGGCCGCCACGGACCAGATCCGGCAGAACTACGCAGACGTGGAGGCCGCCCAAGGCGACTGGACGAAGGGCGCGACGTCGGCCTGGGCCAATTATCTGGATTCGGCGAAGAACATCGCCGGCCAGACAAAAAGCCTGTTCGGCAATGCCTTCAGCTCCATGGAAGATGCGGTTGTTAATTTCGCGCTGACCGGGAAGCTGTCGTTTGCTGACTTTGCCAAATCGATTCTTGCAGACATGGCGCGGATTGCCACTCGGCAAGCGAGTTCGCAGCTACTCAGCAGCTTGTTTGGCGCAGGGCTGAGCTACTTCGGCGGCGGTGGTTCTGGCGGGGCAAGTCAGGCCGGGTACACCGGTACCGACCTTTCAAACTTCACCCCGGGCAGCATTCAAGCCAAGGGCGGCGCCTGGTCGGGCGGTGTGCAGATGTTTGCCGACGGCGGCGCGTTCACCAACACCATCACCACTGGTCCAACATTGGCGCCCATGGCTCTATTTGGCGAGGCCGGGCCAGAGGCAATCATGCCGCTCACCCGAACTGCCAACGGTAAGCTGGGTGTCTCAGCGATTGGTGGCGGCGGTGGCGGGGTAAATCTCAGCCTCAGCATGCCGATCATTCTGACGGACCAGGAGGCCGGCCGCCCTGATGGAGCCGAGTTCGACGCCGAACTGTTCCAGCGCAACATGGAGACGCGCACCCGGCAAATCGCAACAGAAGAGATCGCCAAGTCTTGGCGCCAAGGCGGCCAAAGTTTCCGCCAAGTGAAGGGATGATTTATGGCAATCGAGCGATTTACCTGGGCCACTGAAAAGGGCGTCGAGGGTGATATCAAGCAACGCGTGCGCACGAAGCAGTTTGCTGACGGCTACGCGCAGTCCACCGAGGACGGGATCAACAACAAATCCCAGGCTTGGCCGGTCACCTTCACCGGCATGAAGGGCCGGATCAAGGACATCATGGACTTCATCGACCGGCACAAGGGTGCAAAAGGCTTCCTCTGGCAGCCGCCCCTGGGAGACCTGGGCCTCTACAAGTGCAACGGCTACAAGCCAGTCCACCGCGGCGGCCAGGTCTACGCGATCACCGCGACCTTTGAACAAACCTTTCACCCCTGAGATAACCACCCATGGCACTGATCACGGACATCCAGAAACTGGAGCCCGGCGCCGAAATTCGCCTGTTCGAAATTGACGGTACTGAATACGGCGCGGATTACCTGCGCTTCCACGGTCACGCGATCCCGCACACGCCCGAGGAGCTGCTGGCCTATGAGCACTCGGAGGAGGACCTGCCGGCCAAGTCAATTTGGTGGCAGGGCGCTGAGTACGCGGCATGGCCAGTGCAGATTGAGGGTATCGGGTCCAATAGCGACGGCACGGCCACCAGGCCGACGTTCGCCGCCGGCAACATCAGTGGGCGCGTCACTGCGTTGTGCCTGGCCTTCGAGGACATGCTGAAGTTCAAGCTGACCGTTCGCGAGACCCTGGCCCAGTACCTGGACGCGGTCAACTTTCCCGAAGGCAACCCGACTGCTGATCCGACACAGGAAGGGCTGGAGATCTGGTACATCGACCAGAAAACCAGCGAGGACGGCGAGGCGGTGGTCTGGGAGCTGTCGTCCCCGGGCGAGATCGATAACCACGGCCTGCCCGGGCGCCAGATGACCACGTTCTGCCACTGGGCCATGACCAATGGTTACCGAGGGCCGGACTGCGGATACACCGGCGCAGCCATGTTCGACGATGAGGACAATCCCACGGATGACCCAGCCAAGGACCAGTGCAAGGGGTGCTTGTCTTCCTGCAAGTTGCGCTTCGGCGAGAACAACGAACTTTCCTTCGGCGGATTCCCTGCCGTGTCCCTGATAGCCAGGAGCTGACCATGCGCAAGCACATCATTGCGGCGATCCAGGCGCATGCGGCAGCGGAGTATCCGCGCGAGTGCTGCGGCCTGCTGTTGGCCGTGGGGCGGGCGCAGAAGTACTTCCCGTGCCGGAACATCGCTACGGAGCCGAACGAGGAGTTTCGGCTTAATCCCGAGGACTACGCCGCGGCGGAAGACCTGGGTGAGGTGATCGGCATCGTTCACTCTCACCCGGACGCCACCAGCCGGCCGTCACCGCACGACTTGGCCATGTGTGAGGTCACGGCCTTGCCCTGGCACATTCTGTCGTGGCCCGAGGGGGATTTGCGGACGATCACGCCAACGGGCCGCACGCCACTGCTCAAGCGCCCGTTTGTACATGGCGCCTGGGACTGTTGGCAGGTCTGCGCTGACTGGTACCAGCGGGAGTGGGGGCTGGAGTTCGAAGCCTTCCAGCGTGCCGATGGCTGGTGGGAGAGTGCGGAGAACGCGAGCCTCTACGAGCAGCACTATGAAGCCGCCGGCTTTGTGCGAGTCGACCAGCCAAAACGCGGCGACCTGATCGTCATGCACGTCGGGCGGACTGTTCACCCGAACCATGCCGGAATCTACCTGGGCACTGACCCGGCGCTGCCCGGTGAAGACTCAGGCACTTTCGGCCCTGGGCCGTTCCTGCTGCATCACCTGTATGGCAGGCCGTCCGAGATCATCGTATACGGTGGCCCCTGGCATGACCGGACACGCCTGATTCTCAGGCACAAAGACGCAAAATAACCAACATGATGCGGCTGTGCCGCAGGAGATCGTAATGAATAGTCAAGACGCAGCGGATGCCGAAGGAGAAGCCTGCAATAGCCAAAATGACGACAATGCAGATAGCTTAATAGGTCTCGCCGGCAACCGCGCGATCGTAGAGCAATTTGGGGCTTTTACAGCCTGCCTTCAGCTGCCGCTATATAAGTGTTAAGAACCTTTTGGTACTCCGACTCATTCAGTTTCTCAACGCCTTCCAAGCGCTTTTCTATGCGAGTCAAATGCTCTTTGAATACTTCAGAATCAAGAGCACCGGAACTTTTTAGGGCAGATATCAGCGCAATAGTTACGCTGTTTGTCGCGAGCTGGGCAGCGATTGCTGCGTGTTTGTTGGGGTCTTCCATTTCACTTTCCTTGCGTTATCCGCGCCGTTATTGGCGCAACCCCAGTCCTTGGGCTTGCAGGCGAAGGACTGGGGAATCCTTTGATTTGGTGAGGGCTAACTCAAGCCTTCGTGTGGAAGGAGCGTGATATCTATTTGCTCCAGATACCCGTCTTCACCGCGCGTTATCACTAGCGGCATTCCGGGGATGAGAGTTTGTGTTACCACCCAACCGCCGGAAAACGTGTATTTCACCTCAACGGGGGTGGGCGCCCCTCGGAAGTTGATAATCATCTGCTTGCCAACTTCCGTTTTTCTCAGCGTTTCTGTGAACTGCTCGGATAATTCTGCGTTGCGCTTCATGCGTGCCTCCAGAATGAGGCACAAAGCTACTACGCCAAGACTCACCCCAGTTACTGGCATTCCATCCACACTGGATGCCTGGCCAGGTTCCGACAGGGCGTTATTCTTGGTAGTGGCATTTTGGTGCTAGAGTTGCTTTTTTCTCAAAGGAACTGAGTCATGGCCCTCAGAATCAGGAAGAGCATAAAAATCGCCCCGGGCGTAAAGATCAACCTCAGTAAGAGCGGTATCAGCACGTCTCTGGGCGTGAAGGGCGCAACCGTAAATCTCAGTAAGCGCGGCACCCGGGTCACGACGGGAATTCCTGGAACCGGTATTTCGAGTTCGACCCTTTACAAGTCGAAAACCAAGCAAGTCGCACCAGTACAGCCGCGGGAGTACTCGACGGCGGAATGGGTGTTCGCTTGGATCATCGGGGAAATTCTGGCGCTCGTTGGGTGGGCCAAGCTCGATGGAGGCGCGCGTGTATTGTGCGCGATGCTGGCAGTAGCGATACCGGTTGGATTGTTTCTTTACTATCGCTCGAAGCGTAGCCTCTAGAGTTTTGAGCAAACAGCAGGGAACGACATGCGGATTTTGATAGCGGCGGTAGCGGTGGCGATGCTGGCGGGGTGCATGGCGCCGACGATGAATGAGGCTCGCCAAGAAGGGCCGTACAAGGTGCTGACGTCACAAAAAACTGACGCAGCACTGGCTAAATGCGTCCAGTACGAATGGCAGAACCAGCCAATCTTCGGCGGTACGCCTGGAGCAACGCTTCAGCCAGGGCGCGACACCGGATACACGGTCTTCACTGAGGGCTCACAGTACTTCGTTGATATCCAGCCCAAGGGGTCAGGCTCCGAGGCAAAGTATTACGTGGTGGTTGGTAACTGGATTGCGAATAAACGGCTTACCGCGCTGCAAGGCTGCCTGTAGCAGCACGTCAAATTATTCAAGGCTCGCTTCGGCGGGCTTTTTTATTGCTTGGAGAAAAGCACATGGCGTCACTTTCCATCAATTATCAGCCCATGACCACGATCTTGCTCTACGGCCAACTTCGACAGTTTGGGCGGTCCTTCCGGATGGCGGTGAGGACTCCGGCTGAAGCCATCAAGGCTTTGTGCGTTCAAATACCGGGGTTCGAGCGCTTCCTTTCCAATGCCAAATCCAGGGGGATCGAGTTCGCCGTATTCCGCGGCGCGACGAACCTGGCGGAAAAGGAACTGGGGTTTGTCGGCGAAGGCGATATCCGCATAGCCCCCGTCATCACCGGCAGCAAGCGGGGCGGGGCGCTCCAAACCATTATCGGGGCCGTGTTGATCGTCGTCGGTCTCGTGATTACCGGTGGTACCTTCGGCGCGGGCGCGCCATTTGGCTCGGCCCTAATAATGATGGGTGGGTCGATGGTCGCCGGCGGCGTGATCCAGATGCTCAGCCCCCAGGCCGGCGGTCTCAAGACCAGCGCCGCGCCGGAGAACACACCCGGCTACGCCTTCGGCAGCGCCAAGAACACCACTGCATCCGGGAACCCGGTACCGCTTTGCGCAGGTGAGAGGGATTGGGGCGGCGCAATTGCTAGCGCCGGGATTTACGCTGAAGACCAGATGTAGCGAAAACACAAAGCATCGCAGCCGCCCGAGAGGCGGTTTTTTATTGCCTGGAGAAAAGCATGGGCGCAGCAAAAAAGATTGATATTTACGGAGCAAAAGGTGGGTCAGACAAGCCTAAAACGCCGACCGAAGCTCCCGACAGTCTGCGCTCGATCGCGCTCGCAAAGATGCTCATAGCGGTTGGTGAGGGTGAGTTCGAGGGCATGCCAACTGACAGCGATATTCGCGTTGACGGCACGCCCCTGCGAGATCCTCAAGGCAATATGAATTTTCCCAACGTGAAGTGGGAATGGCGGACAGGTTCGGTCGATCAGCCTTATATCCAGGGAATCCCGTCGATCGAGAATGAAATCACTATCGGTGTCGAGCTTCGCAGCACCACACCTTGGGTTCGAGCAATAACCAATACTCAGCTCTCCGCCGTCCGCGTGCGCCTAGCGTGGCCTGCGCTCCAGTCGGTGGATGCTAGCGGAAACATCAACGGGTACCGGATCGAGTACAAGGTCGAACTCGCTACCGACGGCGGGGCTTATCAGCAGGTTCTTAGCGAAGCTGTTGATGGAAAGACCACGACCGTATACGAGCGCACACGACGTATCGACTTACCAAGGGCGAGCTCCGGTTGGCTGATGCGGGTCACACGAACGACCATCAATCAGAACAACAACAAAATCTCCGACACCATGCAGATCGCGGGCTTTACAGAGGTGATCGACGCGAAGATTCGATATCCAAACACTGCGCTTCTGTATATCGAGTTTTCGGCGGAACAATTCCGCAGCATTCCGGCCATTACGATCCGCTGCAAAGGGCGAAAATGGCAGGTGCCGAGTAATTACGATTCCGCATCCCGCAGCTATAGCGGCATCTGGGACGGAACATTCAAAGAGGCCTGGACCGACAACCCTGTTTGGCACACTTACGGCATCACCACCAACGACCGTTTCGGCCTTGGCCGCCGCATCAAGCCGTGGATGGTGGACAAGTGGGAGCTTTATCGCATTTCGCAGTACTGCGACCAGTTGGTGCCGGACGGTAAGGGCGGCCAGGAGCCGCGCTTCATCTGCAACCTGAACCTGCAGAGCAAGGCTGATGCCTGGTCGTTGCTGCGTGACATCTCGGCGATCTACCGGGGGATGACCTACTGGGCCCAAGGCCAGGTGTTCACCCTGTCGGATATGCCGCGTGCCACTGACTTCGACTTCGCCTACACCCGGGCGAACGTCATTGATGGCAAGTTCACCTACTCGAGCGCATCGGAGCGTACCCGCTACAGCCGGGCTCTGGTCAGCTACGACAACCCGTTGAATAACTACGACACCGACGTCACTTCTGTCACTGACCAGAAGCTGCAGCGTCGGTACGGTGACAACCCGCTGGAAATCAGTGCGATTGGCTGTGACCGTGAATCGGAGGCGCAGCGCCGCGGCAAGTGGGCCTTGCTCACCAACTCCAAGGACCGGGCTGTCACCTTCAAGGTGGGCCTCGACGGGCGCATCCCGCTTCCTGGCTACGTAATTCCTATCGCTGACGAACTGCTGGCGGGCCGGCCGGTCGGCGGGCGCATCTCTGCGGTGAACGGCAAAGTCATCACCCTGGACCGCGATACCCAGGCGAAGCCCGGTGACCGTCTGATCCTCAACCTGCCCGACGGCAAATGCGAGGGGCGCACCGTGCAACTGGTCAGTAGTCGCCAGGTCACGGTCACCACGGCGTACTCCGTGGCACCTGAGAGAGAACTGGTGTGGGCGCTCGACGCTGACGACCTGGCCATCCCGCTGTATCGGGTGACCAGCGTTTCCCGGCCAGAGCCTGGCGTGTTCGAAATCTCGGCTGTGCAGTACGACCCGAGCAAGTTCGCGCACATCGACACCGGCGCTCGGCTGGAAGAGCGGCCGATCAGCGTTATCCCGATCACCGTAGTTCCAGCACCGGCCAGCGTTACGCTGACGTCGAGCTACGCCGTGAATCAGGGCATTGCCATCAGCACCATGAACATCTCGTGGCCCGCGGTGAACGGTGCGGTCGCCTATGACGTGGAGTGGCGCAAGGACAGCGGCAACTGGATCAAGGTGCAACGCACCGGCTCTACCAGCGTGGACGTCACTGGCATCTACTCGGGCGCCTACTTGGCCCGGGTCCGCTCGGTGAGCGCCTATGAGATCTCGTCGATCTGGAAAAGCTCGAACCTGACCAATCTACAAGGGAAGGTCGGCCTGCCGCCGGCGGTGTCGTTCCTGACCACTACCAGCGAGCTGTTCGGCATCGGTTTGAAGTGGGGTTTCCCTGCTGGCGCCGAAGACACCCAGCGGACGGAGCTCTGGTACAACCCGACGAACAACCTCGGCGCCGCGACGAAGCTGGCGGATTTGGCATACCCGCAGGCTGACTACCGCATGCAATCGCTGCTGGCGGGCGCGCAGTTCTTCTTTTGGGCGCGCTTGGTGGACCGCACTGGCAACATCGGGCCGTTCTATCCGGTGGTGAATGGGGTCATGGGCCGGGCCAGTTCGCAGGCCGGGCCGATCCTCGACCTGATCGCCGGGCAGATTGGCAAAACCCAACTTGCTCAGGAGCTGGTCAAGGAGATCGAACTGATTTCCGGCGACGGCCCGGGGTCGGTGAATGACCGCCTGGAGCAGGCAAAGCAGGAACTGGAAGACCTGATCGACCAGATCACCGATGCCCTGGTCTACGATCCGACCAAAACCTACGTCGCCGGCGACGTGGTGCGACAGGGCCAGCACCTGTACCAAGCCACGGCGCCGGTACCGAAGAACACCGCGCCGCCAAACGCCGCGTACTGGTTCGATATCGGCACCATTGCCGAGACAACCCAGGCCATGGCGTTGCAGATCCAGCAGAACAAGGCGTCCATCGATACTGTGGATGGCAAGGTCACTGCACAGGCATCTGCGCTGCAATCGCTTCAGGCAAGCTGGCGGGAGGATAACGGAGAGGGTGCGCTGACTGACGCCCTGCAAGGCTGGGATGCCACGGCGAAGTTCGCCCAGCAGGTGAAGGTGCAAGCCTCTGACAACCTGGCGCTGGTAGAGCGCACGACGTCGCTCGATGCGGCGGTGGGTGCCAACAAAGCCGGGCTGACCACGCTGGAGCAAGCGGTGGCCACCGACAAGCTGGCGACAGCGACTCGACTGGATCAGTTGAAAAGCGATGTCGACGGCAACACGGCGGCGATAGGTAGCGAGGCCTCGACCAGAACCGATGCTGATAGCGCCCTTGGTATACGCATCGATCAGATGGGCGTCACCGTCGGCGGTAACGCTGCGGCGATCAGCCAAGAGGCAACTACCAGGGCGGACGCTGACACCGCTCTTGGTAAAAGAGTCGATACCACGCAAGCGAAGGTGGATGAGAACTCCGCAGCCGTCCAGACGGTTACCCAGTCTCTGGCCGATACCAACAGCGCTATCGCCTCCCAAAACACCACGCTGCAAGCTGTAATCGGTGGCGGGCGCGATGGCACAGATGAGGGTGATCTGGCCAGCGCGCTCAGCGAGTGGAAGAATCAGGCGGCGATCCAGATCACGGCCAAGGCCCAGGCGGACACCGACGGCAAGCTGTCCACGATATGGGCGGTGAAGATGCAGGTCAACCAAAACGGCCAGTACGTGGCCGCCGGCATCGGGCTTGGCATCGAGCAAAATGCTGATGGTCTGCTGCAAAGCCAGTTCTTGGTGAGTGCTGACCGTTTCGCGGTGGTGAACACCCTGGCCGGCGGCGGGTTCGTTACGCCGTTTGTGGTGCAGAACGGGCAGGTGGTTATCGACACCGCGCTGATCAGTCGGGCGTTTATTCAGGAAATCGTGCTGGGCATGACGCTGCGCTCTGAGGCGGTTGACGCTAAAGGTCGTCCGCTCCTGGAGATCAACGTCAAGGCCGGGACCTTCACGCTGCGAAGCACGGGCGCTGACGGATCCACCTTGCTCAACAACAACGGTCTGACCGTCTATGACGCGAACGATATTGATCGGGTGACGGTCGGGAGGCTTTCCGTATGAATTTCGGGATGCGGGTCAAAGGACCAACTGGGGCCATCGAGATCGATGAAAACTCGTTCACGATGAGGGTTGTTTACTCCGAAGTTATGCAGCCGCAGCTTTGGTCCACGAAGTATGTGGACCTCCCTGTTACGGGCATCACCCCTCAAAACGCCGCCGCGTTTGTGATACCCGTACAGAGCCTGAATGCTTTGCAGGATGCTCAGCTGGAGCCCGAGGTTTTTAACGGGTTCGTCAGGGTGTGGCGAACGATCAGAGGTGATCCTTACGGGAACTCTGCAATAACAATAACGCGGCAGCGACTGGTCGTTACGAGGTTCAAATAGCATGGCAGATTCATATGGCCTGATGTTCAAGTCTGCCGATGACGATCGAATTATTCTCGATTCTGAATTCTCCAGGCTGGTCGTTCTCTACAAAGGTCGGTACGTAGGCACCGAGGAGAATGGAGACTCCTCGTCTACTTACTTCCCATCACCCATTACAACTCAAGAGCAGCCCCTTGTTTTTATCAGGCCCGACAGTGCCGCAGGCATTATCGGGATGAGCAACCTTGAAATATTTGGATCGCCGGGAAACTGGACCGGGTTTCGTGTGCGCATCTTCAACATGTACACGATCAAGCCGGTGGGCCGTTGGTTTGTTGCGACCTTCGTTGCTCAGGCTCTGGCGACCTACGGTGCCCGCCTGCGGGATGCAAACCGCAATGTCATTTTTGACTCCGGCACCCCGTCCGCTCTGTTTGTCCGGTCTAGCAACAACTGGACGTACGCGGGCAGCGGCTCAACCGGACAGGGGGTTTCAATCGCCTACTTCAACTCCCAGTTCAACATGGCAGAAGACGAATACATGCTTATAAACAACTTGACCATGAGGTCGGTGACCATCGCCGCCGGCACTGCGAGTCGTCAAATTGCGGCTATGTGGAATTACCCGAGCAGAATTCTTACTCTCGGCATGATCTCCACTCAAAACGCCATTGTCACCGGCCTTACCGTGATGGTCGGAAGAATCGTCCAGTAACACCGCCGCGCCTCCAACACTTAATTAACTAGCGCTCGCCTGATTCGTTGGCGGGTTTAATGCTATCTGGAGATAAACATGCCCTGGTATCGAGCCGGCACAGTTTCTGTAACTTTGAACTCAAACGCGGTCATTGGCACCGGTACGGCTTTCCTGGCAAATAGCCGGGTAGGGGATGCGTTCCTTGGGCCTGACGGTGGGTGGTACGAAATCACCAACATCGCGAGCAATACTGCGCTGTCCATCACGCCAAACTATCGAAGCGCCACCAACGCCGCCGGCACTTATGCGCTGACACCAGTGCAGGGGTATACCAAGGATCTGGCCGACCAAGCCCGGGCCATGATTCAGCAGTGGGGCGCAACACTCGCCGGCCTGGGTTCGGTGTCCACGGAAAACGTGGTACCTGTTTCCAAGGGCGGCACCGCCGGAACGACGCCGGGGGCGGCCCGGACCAACCTCGGCCTGGGGTCTGCCGCAGTTGCTGCATTGCTTGGCACTGTGTCGCAGGCTGGCGGCGTGCCTACAGGCGCCGTGTTTGAGTCCGGGTCGAACGCAAACGGCACCTACGTGAAGTTTGCCGACGGTACGATGATCTGCCAGCGCCTGGTGACAACCCTCGTTGATATGACGGCCAACCAGCTGAAAGACTTCGGCAACATGCCAATTGCTGCTCAGTTCGCAAGTTCAGCGTTCTCGGTAGTTGCGACCGGCATTCCAACGTCGACGTTTGATACTTACGGGTTTACGACCTCCTACTCCGTGAACTCCAACACAGTCAGGATCGTTTACAGAAACGGCGCAACACCGCAGACGATCGGCACCACACAAATTCTCTGCATCGGACGGTGGTTCTAATGAAGATCAAGTTGTCACCCTATGCCCCGATTGACCCGAGCGAAGCGCTGACGATTGTACGGCGCGCGGACGTGCTCACCATCAACGGCGAGCGCTTCGATTTCAGCGCACTCCCAGAAGGCGCCACGCTCCCGGCTGAGGCGGTGAAGTGCGAAGCC